AGAGTTACTTCAAGGTTTACACAATTGTCAGTAAAACAATCAAATGTTAGTTCGAGTCTAACCATCCCCACACAAAGATTAGTGATATACAACACTTACTTCAATATTATGTATAAAAGTAAATTAAAGTAAGAAAGGAGTAGATTTTTATATCAACTTATGTCCTTAGGGGCAACAATTTCAAGGGTGTTGCAGAATATTCTATCTTTTAAAGGCTATCAGTTTAAGTACTGGTAGCCTTTTCTTTTTATGCACATTCTTGTGATAATTAAGATATGTTTTACTAAAAAAAAAACAATGAAAAATGAAAAGAGTGGAGCTGAGAGCTTCGCAGAAAACATGAGAGAAAAATTAGGTCTTGACAAACCACTTCCTAAAGAAGTAATGGATGATTTGAGGGAAGGGGTAATTGACCTTGGTAAAAAGACAGGTGATACCAATGCAGAAGATGTGTTGGATAACTGCCTAATTGAGTTAAGCAAACTAAAAGATGACCAAAGTAAGGCTATTGTAATTACTTACCTACTTGGTACTCTGCCTATGGACTTGCAGAAATTCATTGCAGAAAAGCAAAAGGAAATTGTTATTGGCATTACAGCTAAGAATTTAGCAGGTGAAGGTCCAGAAGCCATGTTGGGTATGCTTCTTATGGGAGCTATGCTTAGGGATGAAGATTCAGATGAATAATGAAATCAAAGTGAGTCTCAGTGTCACATTACAAGGTAGTGTGATGCTGAGCCAAGAGCAGGCTAAAGCTCTTGAGAAAGAAAAAGTAGGCACAGGTTATGACACTTTCAATATGAGAGTAGAAGGTCTTAAGGATGGTAAGAAAGATGCTGAAACCATTACTGTAAAGACCAGAAAGTGTAAGCCTGCTGGTCAATCACTCAATCTCAGTATGGATGCTTATGACTACATGACAGGAAAAGAAGCTCCTTACTTTGTGAAAGCAAAAGATTGGGAAAGACTTACTAAGAAACAGAGGCTTGAAGCACACCTCAAAAGGATTGTGGAAGAGCTTGGTGGAGTGAGTTTCACCTATGCTGTATTGGATAATTAAATCATTTATAGTGTAGGTAGTATGTTATTTGTATCAATTATAGTAGGATTATTGAGTATTATCTTACTAATAAAGACTTTTGTTAGATACCACCCTTATTTTGATTTAGTCACAAGCTATAACAAGTATATACTATTGCTATGGTATAATAAGGATGGTGGAAGAACTTACATAAAACTATTGGAAATATGAGCTATGAATTTAAGATGAAAGGTCATGGTAATGGCAGGAAGTCCAGACTATATAAGAAGACTAAGAGAGCTTCTATGAATAGAATGGATGTAAGTCATTTACCCATGAGAGTACAGTCTGATAAGAATGGTTATTGGGGTCAAACCAGCAGAGGAAGGGGACAGTTCTCTTATAAGGAAGTAGAAAACTTCCTAATGGCAAGAGTTGGTAGACCAGTGAATGATGTCTTCTCAGAGTTTGTAGTAGAGATGAAGAAACATGAACAGAATGAATCCATTAAGGAAACCTTTGATTACTTCTTTGATTATGAAGAAGAGAGGATGAAGGGATACCAATGGGCATCAGGCTTTTATGTTACTAATGGCATCTTGAACTACAAGAAGTACTCCAGAAAGAAACAAGCCTTTAGTCCTAAGCACATTAGGTGGAACAAAACTCATATTGACAGAGAAATGTTAGAGAGATTCCAACCTTATGATTCATATCTCTTCCAGAGACACAAGAGTACAGGTCCACTTTATATTGGTAAGTTATGGGTATTAGTAAAGGGTAATTATATGCTATTGCCTGTGTGGAGTGTGTATAGAGGAAAATATGAAGCTAAGTTTAGTAATGACCCTCATATTATAGCTCTATGGAATAAATCTTCTGTTGAACACATGAAACTCTTCACAAGAGTTATTGTGATTGGAGAAGGGGATTCTTATAGAGTAAGTGAACCAAGTTCTTGGGGAAGATACTATGATAGGGTTAATTACTATGACTATATAGTCAAGATAACAGATATAGAAGAATATACAAAACAAAAATTCAAAGAATCATGATTTATGCAAGAGTATTACTTGCTGCATTTGTTGTTCTTGCTGTTATATACTATGTAATGGTGATAAGACAATTGTTTGGCAAGTGGAAAATAACAAACAGAGAAATCAAATTCTCTTATCTGTGTGTTCCATTCTACTATTGGATGGTGTCTCAGGAAGAGAAGAAACAAGTAAAAAGAAAAACTAACATTAAAAAGAAAAACTAACATTAAAAAGAAAAAAGATGGGAAATCAAAAACCAATTAACAAAGGGAAAATCCTTGGTATTATTATCGCAGTATTTGCAGTGCTTCTTGTTGCAATGGCAGGGGCTTTATGGGAAGATGCAGACAAGTCAAAGAACTATGTATGTCAGATGCCTGTAACAGGTAATTATGTAGTCTGGACTGATGGTGGATTGCAATGGCAGGGGCTTGGTACTGTAAGAAGTTATTCAAAGACTTCACAGATAGAGTTCACTGGTCTTGAGAAGAATGAAGATGGTTATGTAGCAGCAGGAAGTAATCCAGCAGCAGCACTTACATTCAATGACAAAGGTAGAGGTTTCATTGTTGGTTCATTCAGGGTAGTAATGCCCAATGATGCCAAGAATATGGAGAAGATACAAACAGACTTTGGTTCTGAGGAAGCATTGATAGCTAACTTGGTTAAACCTACATTGTATAAAGTTGTAACTTCTTGTGGTCCTCTTATGTCTTCATTGGAATCAGTATCAGAGACAAGGACTGACCTTATTGCCTATATTACAGACCAGTTAAATAATGGTGTATATAAGACCAGAGTATTAAAGACTAAGGTTATTAATGACATCACTGGTGAAGAGGAAGTAAGAGCACAGTCTGAGATTATAGCTGATGGTAATTCTCCGGGTGGTTATAAAAGACAGGAGAACTCACCTTTCTCACAATATGGTGTAACTTGTGGTCTGGTTAGTATTGTAGATATTAAATATGATGCTGCAACTCAGTCACAAATTGATGCACAGAAGCAAGCTAACTTAGCAATTATCACTTCTAAGACTAAATCACTTGAGGCAGTTCAAAGAACTATTCAGATTACAGAAGATGGTAAGGCAACTGCTGAGAAAGCTAAGTGGGAACAGGAGAAAGAGAAAGCTGTAGCTGTAACTAAAGCACAACAGGAGTTTGAAGTAGCAGAACTTGAAGCTAAGAAAGCTAAACAAGTTGCTCTTAAAGTTCAGGCAGAAGGTGAAGCTAAGGCAGCAGCCAATAGAGCATTGGTTGCAGCAGGTTTAACTCCCGCAGAAAAGGCTGAATGGGACTATAAGACTGCTGTAGGTGTTGCAGAAGCACTTGCTAATTCTAAGGTACAATGGGTTCCATCTGTAATGTTTGGAGGAAATAGTTCCGGAAATAATGCTATGGATGCTGTGGGTCTTAAGATGCTCATGGATATAACCAAGTCTTTTGATAAGAAGTGACTATGATTTGGGTAATTATAGGAATAATCCTCACTATTATTATGGTGGGGATTATGAAAGATACTCATGTCATAATGTATAATGGCATGAAGGGTTCAGAAGAACATGATATAGAAATTCCTCTGTGGATGCTTTGTGTTCTTTTGCTTGTTGAGCTAATTCCCCTTATCAACATTATAGCATTTATAGGCTTTGTTGTATGGTATGTTATACTATATAATACTACTCCTGAACAATGGCTTGTTAAATATACCTTTAGACTTCAAGGGAAGACCTATGTAGGTAGGGCTGTTTTAGCAATTATAAACTTCTTGAATATTAAAGTATAACAAATATTTATGAAACAAAGGGTATATAATATCCTTATGCTCTTACTAATTGGTGGTCTGTATGGTTTATACTATATAGACTATCAAGAGGAGCACAAGGAACCTGTAAAGGTGGATGTGTTGAGATTGGAACAACCAGAGTTCTTACTATCAGAAGCTCCTGATGATTATCTTATGGAGGCTTTAGAGTATTATAATGTTAAACATAAGAACATTGTATATGCTCAGGCTATCCTTGAGACAGGTCATTTCAGGTCTAAGGTCTGCAAAGAGTACAATAATTTGTTTGGACTCTATAATAGTTATAAGAAAGACTATTATAAGTTTGACCATTGGAGTGAGAGTGTGGTTGCCTATCTCAATTACATACAATATAGATACAAACCCCCGGATGATTACTATCAATTTTTGATTAAAATAGGTTATGCGGAAGACCCGCAATATGTAGAAAAACTAAAGAATATAGTAAAGAGATATGAATAGAAAACAGGCTCAGGAAGAGATAATGAATATAAGGAGTAATTCTATACTCTGTGAGTTACCTACTTCCTTTGGTAAATCTAAGATAGGTATTGATTTGGCTTTAAGGGATAATCCCAGTAGCATACTTATAGTAATACCAAGATTAGTCTTGATAAACAACTGGAAAGAGGAGTTTATCAAATGGGGACTTGAATCTTGGCTTGAAAGAGTACAATTCAGTACTTATGTAGGATTGAATAAACATGTAGAGGAAGAATGGGATTGTGTAATCTTTGATGAAGTACAGCACATGTCAGAAAGATGTAGTGAATTTGTATCTACAATGGAGATACATCATTCTATCATGCTTTCAGCTACAGTTACCAGAGATATGAAGTGGGAACTTGGTCAGTTGTTTCCTGATTTTCAGTGTTATACAGTGAAGATGAAGAAGGCTATAGACAATGAAATCCTTCCTGACCCAAGAGTGTTCCTTATCCCTCTTGAACTTGATAATACACATGCTGTACATACTATGATTGAACATCCCAAAGCTAAGATTATCAAAGAATGTCTATATAAAGATAGATGGTCTTACTTAAGGGATAAATCTATTCAAGTGCATATTAAGTGTACTGAATTACAGTATGTGATAGAGTTAGGAAGCAAGATAGAGTTCTGGAAAAGGCAATATATGAGAACAAGAAATGAAGGAGTAAAGACAAAATGGTTATTCCTTGCAGGTCAAAGGCTCAAATTCCTTTCACAATTAAAGAACCCTATTATCTTATCTCTTCTGGAGAAGCTGAAATTAGAGAGGGTACTTACATTCTGTAGCTCTATTGAGCAAACAGAAATATTAGGGGAAAACTGTATTAACAGTAAGAACAAGGAATCCTCTATAGTACTTGATATGTTCAATCATAAGGAGTTGAACCACATTACAGCATGTAATATGTTGAATGAAGGTATGAACCTTGTAGATTGCAGAGTTGGTTTATATGCTAATCTGAACAGCAGTGATATTATCATCAAGCAAAGATTGGGTAGAATACTCAGGCACAAAGACCCTATTATTATCATCCCTTACTTTAGTGGTACAAGGGAAGAGGAGTTGGTTGAGAAGATGCTTGAGGACTATAATCCAGAGTTGGTTGAAAAAACAAATTTAAGTGAAATAAAAGTATGAGAAACAGAGTTAAAATTACTAAAGCAAACTACATTGTAAATCCTGAGAAGAAGGTGGTAGTTTGTGTTCTGGAGTGTGATATGCAGTTGTCTAAGCACCCTGCATGGAATGATATTTATCCTAATATGTGGGCTAATCTTCCACTTGTAGGAATGAATGGTACATTCAAAGTAAGGGCTATTGCAAGATGCAATGAAGAAGATGCCTTCAATGAAGAAGCAGGTAAGAGGATTGCAGAATCCAGAGCAAAAGGTAAAGCATTTGCTACTGCTGCAAAAGTTTACAAAGAAATTGAGAAATATTTCTTGAACTGTGCTGCACTTGTGAATGAATCTGTGGAGGCTTGTGAACAGACTGTGAAAGTTGAAGAAGCTCATGTTGAATTGCTGATTGGATAGTAGTATGACAATCTCATTGAATGACAAGGTTATTAAGAAGAGTGGGGTTTCTCTTGGAGAGGTCTTACTTATGATAGCTATTCAAAACAATGTAGATTTCAATGCTGCTGAAAGTGAGTTGAAGAAAAAAGGACTTATCAGTACAAGTTATGATAGGGAAACACATCTTCCTGTAGGGTTATTTGTAACTTCTATGGGAAATAATGTGGTCAATAATATCATTCTTGACTCTGATAAGTCTGTGGGGACTGATGACTTCAATCAAAGAATTGAAGCATTAGTACCTCAACTTCAATCCATTTATCCAGAAGGAAAGAACTTTAACAATCAGTATTGGAGAGGGAATAAAACTGACATTAAGAGGAAGTTACAGACTTTCTTTAAGAAGTATGGGAATGATTACACTGATGAACAAATCATCAATGCAACTCAAGCCTATGTTTCTGGCTTCAATGGAGAGTATAAGTTTATGAGATTACTTCAATATTTCATTTGGAAAGAAGAAGTGAAGGATGGTACTAAAGTGCCTATCTCAGAACTGGCTAACTATATTGAGAATGAAGGTCAAACAGACTCCCTTACTGATAATTGGACAACTACATTGGTTTAAGCTATGGAAGAGAAGGATTCATTTGATAGGGCACTGGAGAAGTTAATACTCCGAAGGCAGAGAATATTGGATGGCAAGATAAATTGTATTCCATTGTCTTTCCCAAGATTAAGAGTGTGGCTCCCCGGAATAGAGAAAAGAAGGTATAACATTATTACTGCAAATCAAAAGGTTGGTAAATCAAAACTTGCTGACTATATGCTTGTTTATGAACCCTTCTTCTATGCAATTGAGCACCCTGACCAACTAAGGTTGAAGATACTCTATTTTACCCTTGAAATGGGTAAGGAAGAAAAGTTCTATGAGTTCTTATGTCACCTGTTATTCAGGCTTGATAGAATAAGAATAAGTCCAACTGACTTGAAGAGTACTTCTGCTGATAGACCAGTTCCTCAAGAGATATTAGACTTACTTGCATCTGAAAGGTATGTAACATATATTCAGAAGTTCAAGGAGACTATAATCTATATTGACTCTGAGAGAAATCCTACAGGAATCAACAAGTATTGTAGGAATTTTGCTTTGAGTAGAGGAAAGTTCCACTTCAAGAAGGTTATCATGAAGAATGAAGCTGGACTTGAGGAGGAAAGAGATGTAATAGACTATTATGAACCAGATGATAAAGATGAATATGTGGAAGTTATCTTAGACAACTATTCAAATCTGATGTCAGAAAGTGGTATGAATAAAATGCAAACTATTGAGAAGATGAGTAAATATTTCATCACTCAGAGAGACCAGTTTGATTTCAATATTACTGCAATCCAGCATCAAGCTCAGGCTCAGGAAGGAATTGAGAATCAGAAGTTGAATAAGATGATGCCTTCATCAGATGGTCTTGCAGATTGTAAGACTACTACCAGAGATGCAAATCTGGTACTTGGTTTGTATAGTCCATTTAAGTATGGTCTAAGGGAATATGAAGGTTATGATGTGACCAAATTCAAAAACAATATAAGGTTTATGCAGGTTATTGAGGATAGAGATAATGGAGCAGGAGGTCAAATATGTCCATTGTTCTTTGATGGAGCAGTAAGTACATTTACTGAGCTTCCACTACCCAATAATAAGCCTGAACTTGAAAGATGTCTTGAGTATATTGAGACAGTTGTAAGAAGGAGGACTAACTATACTTTCATGAATGTCTCTATAAGAAAAGCCAGAGTAAGAAAGTGGAAGATGAATTTGCACAGGTTGATTAAATTGATTACCTTTGCAGACTAAATTTTAAATAAGAAGAATGAAAGCATTGATTTTAGCTAAGTCAGGTTTTGGTAAGTCAACCTCTATTGGAGAGATACCAGAACTTGGATTGAAAGGGTTAGACCCTAAAGTGACTTATTTGATAAGTTGTGTGAATAAACCCCTACCTTTTAGAGGTGGAGGAAGTAAGTACCAAGTTACTACTCTTAAAGAGATTGGTAAGGGTAACAGAATTATAACCAATGATGCAAAAGAAGTTGCTCAAATCATTGAAATGTTAGCCAGCCCTCACTCTCCTTTCACTAATATAGTACTTGATGATATGAACTATATCAGTCAGGATTTCTATATGAAGAATGCTATGAAAGGTGGTTGGGACACTCCTAAGCAGATTGGTTATGGAATGGGGTTAATCTTTGATGCAATCAATCTTGTACCAGAAAACAAGAACATGATTTGTCTTGCTCATTATGAAGAGTATAAAGACAAGAATGGTGATAGTATCTCTTATAAATATAAGAGTACTGGTAATATGGTTGATTCGTATATTACTCCTGAGGGTAAGTTTGAAGTAGTTCTTTATGGTAAATCTTCTTTTGATTCTAAAGAGAAGAAATCCATCAGAGAATTTGTCACTAATGATGATGGAGTATATCCTGCAAAGAGTCCTGTTGGTATGTTTCCTCTATATATTCCCAATGATTTGGGTCTTGTAGTTGAGAAGGCACAGGAATATTATGGGTAGGGATGAAGTAGTCAGGATTAGTAGGCTTGTAGCCTTTGGTGGACTGACTGAAATGGACATAAATATTCTATTGATGAATTACTGTTTGGAACATGGTAAACCTTACTATGAGACAACAGTATTTGTCACTATTCTCTTGCAACAGGGAATAGGTCAGCCTTTCTTTATGGAGGCATTAGAATATTATGAGAAGAAACACACCATAAATAAACTGCAAAGTAAACCCAATGAAATAGGGCAAAGACAAATAATTTTTATAAATTAAACATTATGAAAGAGTTAAGTAGATTTGAGTTGGCTATTGTTAAAAGAACAGCCCAGAACACTAAGAGTTTGAGAACCAAAAGGGACAAACTGGTAGAGAAGATTGAGAAAGCACAGGAAGAATTGAATGTAATCAATGAAGCCATTGAAGGCTTTGAAGCTCCTATCAAAACTATGACTGGTGGTTTCACTTCTGAGGAAGTTCTTGCTGGTATCATGGCAGTAGCAGAAGCAACAGAAGCAGCTCCAGAAGGAGAAGTTTCAGAAGAGGCTGTAGGAGAGGTGGAAGTACCTGCATCTGAGGCAGTTGCATTGGCAGAAGAGGTAGCACCTACTACAAGTCAATTTGGAGAAGTGGCAGAGGAAATGCCTTTCAAAGATTAATCATGTAAATCAGTAATTCAAGATGAAAAGTTTGAACAAAAGTTTTATGGCTGTTAAGGTAGGTAAAGAGTCAGTTGAAGGTAGCTTCAAGATGTACAAAGGTATGGCTGCATTCAATATTGTAGCTGTAAATCCTACTAAAGCAGAATTGGAAGCTCTCACAGGTAGAGAGATTGAGAATGACCCTGAGTATGTAGGTAAAACAGAAGAAGGGAAAGACCAAGTAAGAGTAGTATTCTATGCAAAGACTGCTCCTGAGGCTAAACTGAACAATGGCATTGAATTGCTTATTCCTATCAGCTTTATGCTGACCAAGGATTATAAGATTGGTCAGACAAGTGGTAAATGCCAAATTATTGATAAGTTTGGTAGAACTGCATGGGCTACAAAAGAGGAGTTACAGTCCAAGTCTATTCCACAATACACTTCTGGACCAGCCAATATCAGTGCAGATTACAGACCTGCATGGCAAGGTGAGGAATTCTTGATTGACTTCCTTATTCAATGGTTGAATATTCCTAATCCTGCCAACTATAAAGATGGTAAGTGGATTATGAAGGAAGACCCCTCTGACAGTGAGGTTTCTCTTGATATGGCAGCTCTATTCAAGGGTGATGTAAAAGAGCTTAAAGAGCTTGTTACTCTTGCTGCTGCATATACAGTTAAAGGTGCAGTAGGTATCAGAACTGTAGATAATGAGAATGGTACAAGACAGTATCAGGCTGTATTTACAAGGAAGTTTGCTAAGAATGCTGTAACAGATTACAGTAGGATTGATGCTGCAATCACTGAGTTTCAGAATGCAGGTGGTGCTCCGGGCACTGAGTTTTCTACTCAACCTTTGCATGAAAATGTAGTGGAAGCTACTTCATTTGCTGCACCCACTGCTGACAATGACCCATTAGGAGCAGCAACAGCTCCTACAACAACTCCTTGGGGTTAATAACATAAAGATTTAGAACTATGGCTATTAGTATTGGTAAACCTAATATCAGATTAGAAGAGATTTTATCAAAGGTATCAGAATTAGATATTCTGAACCATTATTTTGGGGTAAGTAATGTCCCCTGTATTATATCAAGTCCATTAAGACCTGATAACCATCCATCCTTTGGTTTTTATAGCATAGATGGTCAGAAGATACATTGGACAGACTTGGCTACAAAAGATAAAGGAGGGACATTTGATTTATTAGGTAAGTATTGGGGGGAGAGTTACAATGATGTGCTTGCACATATTTGGGAGGACTTATCCAAGATTACTAAGACTAATGGCTATAGTGCATTAGGTAAACCTAAGATTGTCACTACTAAGGAGTACAGTTCTAACCTTGATTTACAGTGTAAGACAAGGGAATGGAGAGAGTATGACCTTGAGTATTGGGCTTCATTTGGTATCACCTTGGAGTGGTTGAAGTATGCTGACATTTATCCTATATCCTATAAAATAATCATAAAAGGAGAAACCAGAATGGTCTTTCCAGCAGATAAATATGCTTATGCTTATGTAGAATATAAGGAAGGAAAAGTCACTTTAAAGATATATCAACCATTCAATCAGAAGGGATATAAGTGGTCCAATAGGCATGATAGGTCAGTAATTAGCTTATGGACTAAAGTACCTGAATTTGGGGATAAGATATGTATCTGTTCCTCAATGAAAGATGCTTTATGTCTATGGGCAAACACTGGAATACCAGCTATAGCCATTCAAGGAGAGGGTTATGGTATCAGTGATACTGCTGTTAATGAACTCAAAAGAAGATACAAGGAAGTATTTATCTTATTGGATAATGATAAAGCTGGTCTCATAGATGGAGAGAAACTATCAGCATCCACTGGGTTCACTAATATAGTATTGCCACATTTTGAAGGAGGAAAAGATGTCTCAGACCTCTATAAAACAATAGGAGACAAGGAACAATTCAGAGAAATAATTTTAAGCCTATTTAATAGGTAATGTTTTATCACTAAAAAAAAAAATCATGGAATTTAGAAAAGTAACCATCATCAACAACAAAACTCAGTCTCAAAAAGTTATTCAGGCATCTGCTGCAACTACACTGGGTGAGTTGAAAAGAGAAATGAGAGAAGCAGGTATTGAATATGAAGGAATGACATTCTTTGAAGGTCATTTGAGAGCAGAATTGAAAGATGATGCTTCTATCCTTCCTACCAATATTCCTTACAAAGGACAGGTAGTAAATGATTTGACATTCCTGCTGACTGCACCTGAGAAGAAAATCAAGTCTGGTGCTATGTCAAGGGCAGAAGCCTACAATGCAATCAAGGCAAGAGGCTTGCAGGATGAATGTGTAAAAAGATTCGGAAAGAACTTCACTATATGTAAAACTCAGGACTTGATTGACCTGTTGGGTGAAGGTGCTCCTGTGAAAGAGAAGAAGAAAGAAGTTGTGAAAGAAAAACCCGCAAAGAAAGAAGTAGTAAAGGAAACTGTAAAGGAAGAGAAACCTGAGGTAACTGCAACTTCTGAGGGTAATGTTGCAGGTGCAATGGAAATCCTGTTGGAAGACCTCTATGGCAGTGATGTCATTGAAGAGAGTACTTATGACAGGGCTATGGCTGTATTGAAAAGTACAACTTACAAAGCACCTGAAAAGATGTCAAGGTTTGAAATCAATAAGATGTTTGACTTTGTTCATTAAGTAGAAACCAGTGAGGGAGGAGGCTGAATAAGCCTTCCCCCTCATTTTTTTTATCATGCAATGACCGAAGAAATAAAGAAACAAGTCCATGAACTATATGATAGTATCATGGAAAGACCAAATCAAATCCTACAGTTCTTTCAAGACTTCTTTGGTGAGAGAAGAGTAGAAATGCAGGGTTTTCTTACTGAGGATGAATTATATACATATCTTAGTGGAACCCCCTTGGGAACATTTATGGAATGGAGTAATATAGTAGATTCTTCTGCTTACCAAAACATGAATAAAGAGGACCGAGACTTAGTAAATCTCTTTTGGACAGCAGAAGGTGCTAATAATGAAACTGTTGTAAGTGACTCTGCATTGGCTAAATATTTCTTGCCAATAATAAAGGAGAAGATTGCTAATACTATGTTCAATGACTTATTTATTCTTATTTATTTTCCTACAGTAAGGATTACAAATGAATATGATAAGTATGTTGATATTAAGGAGTTATGGCTCAAAGTTCCTTTTAATTGGATGGGAAAAGGTAAAGGATATTTTGGAGTGAACAGGTCTAATTATCCACTAAACCAATTCAAACATGGATATATGCACAGTCATGTATCTTCTATTCCAAGAAACAACTTTGAGAACTTTCAGACACCTTGTACTGGTAGAGGACCTATCAATTCTTCTCTTTCTACATTAGCTATAGGATATGATGAAGCCATTTGGCAGTTATTATGTCTGGAGCTTGATAGGTATGTGAGAGTAGAATCTATTGATGGAGTTCCATACCACAGACTTGAGAATATTCCTGCACCAGAGATGGGGGATGCTAAAGATAAATTCTCTATGCAATCCCTTAGAGGTGAGGTTCCTTGGAATAGTGCCTTTGGAAGAGAGCAATTCAAGCTATTCATTAAATACCTTCTGGAGACTAAGAAGATTAGGTTTAACTATAGTAATGGAAGTTATGGGATAGGAATGTCCTTCATTGATACAGTAGTTCTTATCAGTAATGAATTTATTAGCTGGTATAATACTGAATATAACAAGCATACTTTTGATATTAGTTATGCTGACCTTGTTAGTAATGGTATCATAAAGGAATGTATTATAACTAATGGTAAAGTGTATTTACCAAGACCAGTTAGGAGAGATAGTAGTGATGACTATCAGAGATATGTAGGAAGGAAAATCTGTACATTCAAAGGTAGGGAAATTACCTTGACTATTGATGGAGTACTATCCTCAGAGGAGGAGTCTCTTAATAGAACAAGGATACTGAATTTACAATATATTGAAGCTATTGTTTGTAGCATGTTGAGAATATTAAATTATGGATATGGAAGAGAAGAAAGAAGTGAAACCAGTACTGGAATTAGTCCACAGACAGGATATATTTAAGATTGTCATTCCAGCAGAGGTTGAGAAAAAGATAAGATTTTTATGCAAGAACATCTGGGATGTAGAATGGTCAGGTGTATTGTTCTATAAAGTTGAGGGAGCTTTTGAAGATAAATCCCTAACTATCAGATGTGTGGATTTGTTCCAAATGGACATTGGTACAAGTGCATATACTGAGTTCAATGTATCTCCTGACATGGCTACATATATGGTAGACCATCCTGAGTTATTGGAAGAGGGGATATATCAAGGATTAATCCATAGCCATAATAACATGGCTACTTTCTTTAGTGGCACTGATACTGCTACTTTGAGTGCAGAGGGTAATGATATGGCTCACTTTGTATCCTTGATTGTGAATAATGCAGGTAAATATACTGCGGGTGTTACAAGAAAGTACAAATGTGTACAGACTGTATCTGAGAAATACACTTATCCTACTTGGAATGGTGAAGTAAGAGAGGGAGTAGAGACCTTTGATATTGAAGAAGAGAAACTTGAATGGTTCAATTTGGATATAGTATTTGAGAATGCAACTGATGATTTTGAGACTGAAATGATGGAAAGAATCAAGGAAATCAAAGAGTCTAAGAAGAAAGTTGTAACTCCTGTATATAAGGGTTATCCCCAGTATGGTAACTATGGAAAGAACATTGCCCCAACCAAGGAGGTGGGGAGTACATTTCCTATGGATAAAGATAAATACTATGGGGAAGAAGGAAGAGGCTGGTATAAAGCTAATGAAGCTAAGCAATTACCTGTTAAACAAGGTGAGCTTCCTTTTGAACAACCTGAGGAAGAGAATCTGGACATTCCTTATGGTGTTGTAACAGTAGATGCAGATATAGTCCAGTCTATTGTAAGGCAACTTGTTACATCAAGTATTATCATTTCAAATGAAAGTGCAGTTGATGTTAAGAAGTGGGCTAATTCTATGGAGAGTCTTTATAGAAGGAGATTTGGAACTGTCAAAGAGTTTGAATACTTTGCATCAAACTATGTAGATTATCTTATTAATTATACCTATGATGGAGATGTTATGGCAGTAATTAATAATGATGATTCCACTATGGCTGCATTACTGGCACATGATGTAAGGGAAGAACTTGAGAAATTACCAAAGAACCCTTGGTTAAGTGTTTATATCAAATTAATGGATGATTATATTATTTGATTATGGAAGATGAAGTATTAGAAAGTGCTATAAACCAAATGGTTGATGAACATTTGGAAACTGTTCATTCAGAGACTCCAGAAGAGAGCTTAATGTATAGTCCTGCTTCTGAGTTAAATTCAGCAATTGCTTTATTACAAAGTGGTGAATGGGAAATTATTCATGAAGAGCAACATGCAAGTGGTGCTTATTTAGTAATCATTGGTGCAGTGAGTATAGAAACTCCCATGCTTCCTATAACTCTTATAGTAACATTGGAAGGGTCTAATCTATTGCATGATGCTCAAAATACTGAGGATGCTCCTGTAGAGATTGATGAACAGGGAGAAGCATTACTTGAAGCTGCATTAGCTGCTGAGGAAGTAGTGATTCCACCTAATTCAGGTAGTTTGCTTGTAGATGAAGCTACAAGTAGATTCAGTGGAGCTATCTGGTATAGTGCCATTCAGTCTAAGACTATTACATTAGCTGGTGTAGGTGGTATAGGAAGTTATGTTGGTTTCCTACTTGCAAGACTAAAACCTGCTGGACTATATTTATATGACCCAGATATAGTTGAACAAGCTAATATGTCTGGTCAATTGTATGGTAGTGGTGACTTGGGACAAGCAAAGGTTAGCTCCCTTCATAGGATGTTACAAGTATATGCAAACTACTATAACAGTGTAGCATATCAAGAAAGGTTTACTGCTGAAAGTGAAGCTACAGATATTATGATTTGTGGCTTTGATAACATGGAAGCAAGGAAACTGTTCTTTGATGCTTGGGAAGACAGACTACTGTCCAAACCTGAGGAAGAGAGAGGTAAAATGTTATTTATTGATGGTAGGTTGGCAGCAGAAGAATTTCAAGTCTTTGCTATTCAAGGCAATGATATAAGAGCTATAAGAGAGTACAGAAGTAAATGGTTGTTTAGTGATGCAGTAGCAGATGAAACCATCTGTAGCTATAAACAAACAACCTTTATGGCAAATATGATTGCATCAGTCATGGTTAATCTGTTTGTAAACTTCGTGGCTAATGAATGTAATCCCATTATAGATAGGGATGTACCTTTTATGACTCAGTATTCTGCTGATACAATGTACTTTAAAGTAGAAATGTAATGGCAATAAGTGCACAATTAAACAGGCAACTTCATGATATATTCCTGAATAGAGGTGCTATTCAATTCCCAGACTATATTAAACCTAATCTTGCATTTGAAAACAATAATGTATTCAATCTATTCTTAAGAGTAGATATTAGTGGACCAGAGATTGATGTTCCATTAATGTGTAAGTACAAGGTTGAGGAAGGGTTATTGAGTAACTACAATTATCCTAACAGTTTAAAGGAAGTGGCTGTTGCTTTATTTGAGAATAGTTATCCTCAATCAAGAAGAACTGCAAATGCAATCTTCAAGACATTCCAGATGAATGATAATAGAGATAGGCTTATGAAGGTTACAACTAATACTGGTGAGGTATATTATGGTGGTAATGGTTATATCCTTGACAAAGATTATAACCTGTTAATACTGTACACACTTCATGGAGTTATGGAGGACAGGATTCTACACTACAAAACTGGTAGAATCTATGTGAATCCAAAGGTCTTTGTAAGCAATGGTCTGATTGAGAAAGGCATCATTAAGACAGTCATTCCTGCATTTGTACAGGAGGGTATCATGGTAGATACAAATAATATTGGAGTTACTGCTCAGGACATTAATACTACTATAAGGAATTCAAATGGCTTTGTTACTCAAGTAATTAAGCCATTACCTGAGATAATAGTAGCTGATGTGACTGATAGGTTTATAATAAGACCTAAAAAGCCAACTCCCTCTACATTCAATAATGATGCTATGAATGATTACCTTCTGGAGCATCTTGATAAGGTTGTACAAATGACCTATATATCATGACATTTGAGGAATATTTTGGTGGATGGGTAAGGGTTATAGATATAAAGGAATTAAATAAGGTGGTAGGACAGGTAAGTTTAATTAAAAGAGACTTACTTTGTCCTGCATATCCTGATATATTTAAGGCTTTTAATCTATGCCCTTACAACAACCTTAAAGTTGTAATGATAGGACAAGACCCATATCCCCAAAAGGATGTGGCTACTGGTGTCTTGTTTGGAAACAAGGAGGGGACTAAATTATCTCCTTCTCTTGAAATAGTTAAAGAGGCTTGCATAAACTTTGAAATTCCATATAATAGTATTATCTTTGACCCCACTTTAGAGAGTTGGGCTAAACAGGGAGTACTAATGATTAATTCTGCATTGACCTGTGAAATGAATAAAGTAGGTAGTCATACAATGATGTGGAGACCTTTCATGACCAAGTTACTAAAGAATCTATCAGAGTGGCAGACTGGTATTATATATGTTCTCTTTGGTGAACAGGCTAAGACACTTAAACCTTATATTAATAAGAGTACCAATATAATACTGGAAGAGAAGCATCCTGCATACTATGCAAGGCAAGAAGAAAGGATGCCATCTACTGTATTTCAAGAAGTGAGCAAATTAACTAAAGAAAAGTATGGAGAACCAATTGTGTGGTTCTCAGAATATTAATGTACAAAAAAAAAAGTATGAAGAAACTTATTTTTGTGAAGACTGGTAAGGAAGTGGAAATGGGCAAAACACTTGCCTTTGGAATGAACAGTGCTTATGGTTTCATGCCATTTTACACTGTAGTTGTCTGTGAGGAAAGTATTCCATTCCTTATTGAAGAAGGTGTAATCAAGGAAGTAGAAGATGAAGGAACTCATGTAGACCCTAACTTCTATCTGGAACATCTTGCTGGAAGGATTCATTGGAATGTGGATAATCTGAGGAAGTACCTTGGAAATCTATATACAATCTATCCTGATGCTGTATTCTCAATTCTGTTGAGAGAAGTAGCCATTGTGCTTGATGAAAAGTATGATAACCACATTGAGAATAGCAATGAGATTTATGTCATTAGCTGCCTCAATGGAGAAATATCAAAGGTCAAGGACTTGAATAAAATCAAGAACTTCAAGAATTTTGCTGCATTCAGAACATTGGATGATGCTCTTGCAGCTAAGCACATCTTGAAAGACCCTATGAAACAATTATTTAAAAGAAGTGGAAAACAGAAGAATTAGAAATGCCACTCCAGAAGAGTATGGTGATATAAAGTTTAAATCCAAGATTGAGGCAATGGTCTATAAGACCTTGCTTCAATATGGGTTTGAGCCTGAATATGAGACCCATACTTATACAATCTGGGAAGGATTTAGACCTACTGTACCTTTTTACACCCGTAATAAAGCTAAGGCTACAATACTAAACCTTAAGAAGCTAATTAATATTACTTATACCCCAGATTTCTACATGGAGTATCAAGGCTTAAAGATAATTATTGAAGTAAAGGGGCAAACAAATGATGTTTTTCCTTATAAGTTCAAGTTATTTAGATGGCATATAGAGAATTTGCCAGATAAAGAAAATTATCTTATCTTTGAGGTCTTTACTAAGAAACAACTCTTAGAATTTATTCAAATTATTAAAGATGAAAGCCATAGAAAGAATGAGGAAATTGCTCAACAGTTTACCCAAGAGTGATATAACTTTAGGTGAACAGTTTATTCAGAGCAGAGATTTTGAGTCACTCAAGGACTTAGTGGATTCAGCAATATTCAAGACAAGGAAGAATATCAAGAGTGAAAATCCTAAACAGGAGTATCTTGATGTGGACTTGACAGAGTTAAGTAATTTAAAGGCTGAGGTGGATGTATATTTAACCCAGCTTGAAGTTCCCAGTAATGAATGGGAAGAAGACATAGAGGAGGAATACTATGATGAAGAGTATTAAAGAACTATCTTGGAATGTAACAGAAGAAGAGTACAGGAAAGACCCTGCAATCAGTTACTCTACATTATCAAGATTTGAAAGGGAAGGATGGAGGAATCTTAGTTCTCTCTTTGATAAGGTAGATAGTCCAGCATTACTATTTGGTAGTGCAGTGGATTGTATGCTTACTGATGGGGAACAAGCCTTTGCTGAAAGATTCATTGTATGTGAGTTTCCTAATCTATCAGATAACCTGATAAGTATCACCAAAGTATTATTCTCCAAGTATGGAGATACACATAGAAGGGTAGATACTATTGATGATGAAGTGATTAGTAGTGTGGCTGTAGCCAATGGATATTATACAGGGGACTCTTATAAAGCTACCAGAATAAAGAAGGTAAAAGAGAGCTGCAATGAGTATTATTCACTACTTGCACTGGCAGGAGATAAGACTATATTATCCCAAAAGGATTATAATGATGTCTCTCTGTGTGTTGATGAATTAAGAACCAACTCAATAACCAAGGACTTCTTTTATATAGACCCTTGGAGAGATGATATTGAGAAGGTGTTTCAATTGAAGTTCAAGGCTGAATGGAATGGAATACCAGTGAGATGTATGTTTGATGAACTTATTGTGGACCATCATAATAAGATTATCTATCCAATAGACTTAAAGACTACTGGGTATCCTGAGGAGAACTTTCAAGATTCCTTTGCTCACTGGAGATATGATATCCAAGCTAAGCTATATACATATATTCTTCAAGAGTGTATCAAGAGAGACCCTTATTTCAGTGAGTTCAAGATTCAGCATTATCAATTCATTGTTATCAATAGAAGAACAATTGCTCCTATTGTGTGGGAATTCTATGGGAACTTTGGTAGGGTAGATTTAAAGGATGAAACAGGTAAGATATATAGGGATTGGAGGAAGATTCTTACAGACCTAAATTATTATCTTACTAATCCTAACTTAAAATATAGTAAGGAAGTGATGGCAAATGATTGTATTATGGAAATAAAGAATTTAGTACCAGCATGACAGAGTTAGAATATTTTAAAGGAGATGAACTGGCAGCTTCAACTTGGAGGAATAAGTATGCAGCAGATGGAGAGCAAACTCCTGATGATACACACAGGAGATTAGCTAAGGAATTTGCAAGAGTAGAGAGTGATTATCATTGGAAAGGGTCAAATAGAATGAAATTGTCCAATTATGGATACCAAAGACCTAATCTTGATGAAGAAGCTATCTATCAGTTATTCAAAGACTTCAAGTATATTATACCCGGAGGTTCAGTTATGTCTGGTTGTGGAACTGGAGCATTAGTAAGTCTTAGTAATTGCTTTGTAATAGGCAGTCCAAAGGATAGTTATGCAGAGATAATGAAGACAAGAAGCCAACAGGCTCAACTTATGAAAAGAAGAGGTGGAGTTGGTTATGATTTATCTCAGCTTAGACCAAGAGGAGCTAAGGTTAATAATGCAGCAAAGTCTTCAACTGGTGCAGCATCTTTCATGGATGTATGTTCAGATATAACCAATGAAGTGGCTCAGAATGGAAGAAGAGGTGCTCTTATGTTAAGTATGAGTATCAATCATCCTGATATTGAGGAGTTTATTACTAAGAAGCAGGACTTAACTAAGGTAACTGGAGCTAATATATCAGTGAAGGTTACTGATGAGTTTATGCAGGCAGTAGTAGAAGATACGGATTATATTCTTAGGTATCCTGTAGACTGTTCAGTAGATTCAACAGAATTCAGATTTAAGAATCTTCAATATAATGAAATAAAGAAATGTGAATATTCTGACCTTAAGTATGTAAAGAAAGTAAGAGCAAGAGAGTTATGGAATACTCTCATGCACTGTGCTTGGAATACTGCTGAACCGGGGATTATGTTTGAAGGAGCAATGCACAACTATTCTCCTGATGGTGTATATCCTGACTTCAAAATGGTTGGAACTAATCCATGTGGTGAAATACCAATGGGTCCATTTGATAGTTGCAGGTTGATTCATATTAATCTAAGTAGCTATGTTGTAGACCCATTTACAGATAAGGCTCACATTGATGAGGAGTTACTCTATATGCACTCTTATGAAGCTATGAGATTAGCTGATGATTTAGTTGATTTAGAGATTGAAGCTGTTGATAGGATTATTGATACAGTGAAGAATGATACTGATGATACTGAGTTCAAGCTATGGAGTAAAATCAAGGAGACTGCTATTAGAGGAAGAAGAGCTGGTTTAGGTTTTACTGGGTTAGCTGATGCAATAGCTATGTTAGGCTTGAAGTATGACTCTGATGAAGGTATTAGTCAGGTTGAACAGTTGATGAAAGTTATGTTCAAAGGTCAGCTTGATAGTAATATTGATATGGCTATTGAGAGAGGTAAATTCCCTGCTTGTAATATTTCAAAGGAACTAAACCCTTATTATGAGGTGTTCAGTGATAGAGAAGGAGTTTACTCCCATCCTGAGAATGAATGGTATGATGCTCTTTGCTATAATTTCCCAAGAGAATCTGAAAGGATGGAAAAATATGGTAGAAGAAATATAAGTTGGTCTACTGTAGCTCCTACTGGAACTGTAAGTATCATGGCTGGTACAAGTAGTGGTATTGAGCCTATATTTCTGCCTTTCTACCAAAGAAAGAGGAAGTGTATGTCTGAAAGTGATAGGGTAGATTATGTAGATAAAGTAGGTGAGAAATACACTCTGTTTACAGTAGTTCATCCTAACTTGAAGAGATGGGCAATAGAAACTATGAACTATACTATGAACTATAGGGAGTCAGAAGTTAATGAATGGAGCTTGGGAATATGGGAGGAAGTTTGGAAGGAAAGTCCTTACTATGGTTCTACTGCACCAGAGATTGATTGGAGACAGAGAGTCAAGCTGCAAGGAGTAGTTCAGAAATATATTACCCATAGTATCAGTAGTACAGTTAATCTGGCTAAGGAAACTACAGAAGAAGAGATTGCTGACATCTATATTGAAGCATGGAAACAGGGATTGAAGGGTATCACTATATACAGAGATGGATGTAGGGAAGGTGTATTGACTCAAGTTGAGAAACCTAAGACTATTGAGGGAAGACAAGCTCCTAAGAGACCTAAAGAACTTGAAGCTGATGCTTATTTAATTAAAGCAAAAGGTGAACAGTTCATTATCTTGGTGGGTATGTTAGAGTCTAAACCTTATGAAGTCTTTGCATTCAGACCAAGGAATCCTATTAGCTTTAAACCTCACAAGGGTGTTATAACTAAAGTAAGTAAGATGCACTATAGCTTTACATCAGATGTCTTTCATATAGACAATCTTGAGTTAGCTAATGAAAATGTTGAAGAGAATGCAGCTACTTTATATTCATCTATGTTGTTAAGACATGGAGTAGATATTAAGTATATTGTCAAGACTGCAAAGAAGGTTAATGACAATATTACTTCATTCAGTTCAGCTATGTGTAGAGTACTCAGTAAGTATATCCCTAATGAAGAAATCAAGGGTGAGGTATGTCCTGACTGTGGTGGTACTTTGGTAAGAGAGGGTGGTTGTATTCACTGTAAAGATTGTGGGTATAGTAAATGTTTATAATATGAAAATTAAAGTAAAAGAAATAACAAAAGGTTGTTTTCCTGTAAGGAGTGGAGAGGGTATGTCAGATTGCTATGATTTATTCTTGGCAGAAGATGTAGTCTTGAAGAAAGGAGAGTTAGGTATATTTAAGTTGGGAGTAGCAATGAAACTCCCTAAAGGAATGAGAGCTACTGTTTGGAGTAGAAGTAGTACTCCACCTAAATGGAGCGTGCAAATAGCAAACAGTGCAGCTATTATGGATAATACCTATAGTGGTGATGAAGATGAATGGAGAGTAGAATTACTTGCATTTAAAGCTATTACCATTCCTAAAGGAACAAGGGTATGTCAATTTGAAGTTGTGCCTTCTCAATTTGCTACTGCATGGCAGAAATTAAAATGGCTATTATCATCAACTCTACTTCTGGAGCCTGTAGAGACTCTTGGAGCAAATAGTAGAGGTGGTATTGGTAGTACAGGAAAGTAATCACTAAAAAAAAACATGAAACATGGAGTTTGTATGGAAAATTGTAGCAATGATAGTGGTACTGGCTTGTGTAGCCATTATTGCAGGAGTTGTTAATCTAATAATGAATAGAAGGAAGATAGACCCTAAAGTAGGAAGGATTTCCTTTAGAGAATCTATGGATTTGGTTGAACTGCCAATTGTCACATTCATGAATAATGGCAGGAAACTGAACTTCCTTCTTGATACTGGTGCATCTTATTCTTCAATTAATGAAGCTGCTCTGGAAGGGTTATCTTATGTAGAGACTGGAGAGACAGGCTTTGGAATAGGAATTGAGGGTACTGTTAAAGAGGACAGAGGCTATATCAGAATGGATGTGGGCTATAGAAGTCAAAGCTATGAGGATGATTTCCAAGTAGTAGACTTAAGTCAGGCATTTGGAATGATTAAACAGGAGTATGGTATTAACCTGCATGGAATCTTGGGTAGTACTTTCTTTCAGAAGTATAAGTATGTACTGAATTTTGATGAATTAGTAGCATATTCAATGGTATGAAAGACTTAATAGAGTTAAAATCAAGAGGAGAGGAACACAACTATCTTAGGAGATTAGTTAAGCCAGATGGCAGTGAATCACACACTTATATGTTAAAGACTTCCACATATACTATGAGGAGTGGTTTGACAGATAAGAAGAAAAAGTTCATAGACCCATCAGGTGGTCCAATGATAGTTGAGGGAGAATATCTTGAAGAAGCTGAGGCAGTAGTTAAATCTATAGACCATGTAATGGGACAAGGTTATGCTATTACCTTTGAAGTCACACCAGAAGAAGAGCAAGAGTTGATTGATGCAATTGTGAATATATGATTTATGTAGTAACTCAACAAATACTACCTGAATCTGACAAGTATGAGATAATATCTCCACAAGCTGCATTACACATGCTCAAGCCTTTAAGGAAGGTTGGCTTAGATACTGAAACCAAAGGGTTTGACCCTTATACAAAAGAACTCATAATGCTCCAGTTGGGGTGTTATGAGTTTCAAGTAGTAATTGATGTGACTACTGTAAGTATAGGATTCTTTAAAGAGTTCTTAGAATCTGACAGACTATTCATTGGTTGGAATATTAAGTTTGACTTGAAGTTCCTATTACACCAAAAGATAGTTGTAAAAGAATGCTTTGATGGCTTCTTGGCAGAGAAACTTATGTGGTTGGGTTATCCCTCTGGTATTCATGGAATGGGTCTTAAGGCAGCAGGAGAAAGGTATCTTGGTGTTGAATTGGATAAGACTGTTCGTGGAAAAGTGATGTGGGCTGGTCTTTCAGAAGATGTTATTGAGTATGGTGCAAATGATGTAAAGTATCTGGAAAGAATCATGGATGCACAGATGAAGGAACTTGAAAAGAGGAACCTTCAAACTGCCATTATCTATGAAAATAAATCTGTAAATTGGGTAGCCTATACTGAATATTGTGGTGTTAAGTTGGACATTGAGAAATGGAAATACAAGATGATTCTTGACAACTTTAATGCTAAAGTATTTGAGGATGCTCTTAGTGATTGGGTAATTGCTGCTGCAAAAGGTGAGCCTTATTCCTATCACTATTTACAAGTAGAGGGTTGGGCAGACCCAAAGGATTTAGAGAGAGCCAGAGAAAAGATGCAAGGTGAAAGATGTCCAGAGGCAGATATTAAAGGACCTGTAAGAGGGTACTTTGAAGCATGGAAAGTACCTGTGGACACAAGGTTGAGTACTAAGTACATAAAGGAAGACCTTCAAGGTGACTTATGGAGTGGCTTCAATAATAAGCCTATCTGTTTGATTAATTGGGATAGTCCTAAACAGGTTATCCCATTATTCAAGCATCTTGGTTTTGATTTGTTAGCTAAAGATAAGGAGACAGGTGAATGGAAAGATAGTGTTGGTGCAGAAGTAATTGAGCCTCAACAAGATAAGTCTACTATTGCCTATCTTTATTTACAATATAAGGCAGCTAAGAAGGTCACTTCTACCTATGGTCAGAATGTAATTGACCAGATAAATGAAAAGAGTGGTAGAGTACATACTAACTTTAATCAGCTTGGAACAGATACAGGAAGGCTCAGTTCAGGTGGTAAGGACAAAGCAAATAAGATTGAATATCTTAATTTTCAGAACTTTCCAGCAGACCCAGAGACAAGGGCTTGTTTTGTAGCAAGTAAGGGAATGAAGTGGATTTCTTGTGACTATAGTGGGCAGGAATCAAGGATTATAGCAGATGTAACTAATGACCCTGCCATGATTGATTTGTTCAATAATGGTTGTGGTGATGTGCATTCACTGGTTGCAAAGATGGCTTTCCCTGATATTATAGGTGATTGTCCTATTGAACAGATAAGGAAGAAGTTTCATGGACTTAGGAATGATGTTAAATCTCAAGTAGAGTTTCCTATCAATTATGGTGGAGACTGGAACACAATTAAATCTCACTCTGGTAAAAGTGAGCAGGAGTCAAAGAGAATATATAATAACTATATGAAGGGTTTCATTGGTATTAAGACCTATCAAGATAGACAAAGAAAGTTTGTCATGGATAATGGTTTTATCATACTCAATCCATTAACTCAACATAAGGCTCTTATATATGACTATGATATGCTCATGGCTATGAAGGGGAGGTTTACTCAACAGTTCTGGGCTGAATATAAACCCTACAAAGGTAAAGAGAATAAGACACTTCCTAAAGCTGTTAAACAACAGATTTATAAGAAGTTTGCTGATGGAGAAAGTCTCAAGGGAATGGTAGGTGTCTATACCTATACTACTAAGAAAGCAGGGAAGGAAGTTCCCAGAGAAGTCTATGTAAGTATAGCAGATGTCTATGTATTACCAGTGAAACATTTCTTCAAAAGGAAATCTGCATCTGAGAAACAGGCAATTAATTACCCTTGTCAAGGTACTGGAGCACTGATGTTTAAGATAGCTTCTGTATTTCTATGGCAGTATATTCTTGAACATAATCTTGTTTTCAAGGTTAAGTTCTGTATTCCAGCACATGATGAATGGAATATAGAGGTTCCAGAAGAGATAGCTGATGAAATGACAGAGGTTTTGAAAGATTGTATGAAGAAGGCTGGAGCATTTTTCTGTAGGAAAGTAGAACTTCCTGCTGAGGGTGATGCAGCAGATTTTTGGATTCATTAGTATGACAGGACAAATTATACTTGGATTAATCCTACTCCTTGGTTTTATAGGAGTAGGATTCCTTATCAAACACCAGAATAAAGTAGATAAGGAAAGGATTTGGGTCCATAAGAAGACTGGAGGGCAATATAAACCTTTGTATGTATGTCAAATGAAAGACATTACAAGCAGACAATGGTTTGAATCTATAGCCTATATCAGTCTTAAGACTGGAGAGATTTTTATTAGGGAAAGAAAGGATTTCCTTAAACAGTTTATAACATTAAAAGAATGGGAAAAAGAGAAGTAATACAACAGGCAATAGGAGATTTAGTTTCCTTAGCTAATAATGTACAGTATAAGAAGATTACCTCAGAAAATATCTGTAGAGAATTAGACAGGATAAGAATCAATCTTGAAGTACTTGAGGAAAATGATAAGAAAGTTGAAGGAACTGATAAGATTTCATTATGTGGATTGGGATATAGTTAGATATTATCTTCATGCAAAGGGTATATTATGACATTGAATGAAAAGATAGGTGTCATTCTAAAACAACACAAGGAAGGAGAGGAGTTCTTCAATGCTCTTGACTTTATGATTAAAGGGGATAGAAGCATACTTGAAGACTTCCTCTCATTCTTTATGAATGATGCTGGAAGAAACTTGGAATTGCCTGATACAGGCTTAATTGTGAGTGGAGGATTTGGTAATGCCATTATGACAATGTATGGTGACAGATTGACTGAAACTTTTAGAGAAGTAATTGTCACTAATGGTGGTATCAGATTGGGTAATGAGGCACTTATATTCAAAGATAAGTTGCTTTGTAAGAACTGGATATTCATTGATGATTCCTATTATTTAGGAAGAACAAGAGCTGGTATTTCAGTTGCTTTAAGGAAGGTTAGACCTGATGCTTCACTCTGTGAGACTTATGTTATCTATGATGGAAGTATGGGTAGGGCAGATAAAGTGAAAAGTATGTATAGGTATAATAGATAGTATGACAGAAAAACAAAGAAGATGGCAGGAAAGGAGTAGAATACTCTGGAGATTGAAGGGTATGCATATTGTTACAGCAAGCTCTAATAATATATTAACTGCTACTGAAACAGAAAAGATTTCACAGGCTATGACTCTAATTAGAGATGTAGTAGGTAATTCAACTCAATCCAGTAGAGAATTAGGCTTTAATGCTGTAGAGAGATGTAGAATTTGTGGTAAGCCTGTTTATAAGAATGGCTTATGCAAGAAGTGTAATGAATTATGGCAGGACAACAAGGAATTTATTGTGCCCCAGACAATATAGTCCCTAATAGAGATAGGGTAAATGTAGGATGTGCTCCTGAGGGGGCAATGCAACTCTGGGTTATGGAATATGAAGTTACTGGTATAGGTAAGGGATGTGCAATGTGTAAGGCTATTAATCCTCAACAGGCAGAAATGCTCTTGAAGAGTAATGGTATATACAATGGGAGTTCATATCTGTATAAAATAACAAGAATTGAACAAGTGATTGTACCACCTTGCAATGCTCTTATGGCTGAGCAAGTGGTAACTTATAAAGATGTAATATCATGAATAAGAAACTTAGGTTATTAGTAACAACTAAATGTCCTAACAAGTGTCCCATGTGTTGTAATAACTCATGGGATTTTTCATCTTTACCAGTAGTGAATAGATGGAACTATGAAGAGATAATGATTACTGGAGGAGAACCTTTGATTCACACTAATAAAGTGGCTGAATTAATAAGGTCTATTCGAGTTATTAGTGAAGTTTATACAGACATTCCAAAGGTATATGTGTACACTTCAATAGCTGCTTGGAACAGAGTAAGGACTATATTAGCTTATGCAGATGGTATAGTCTTGACTCCTCATAGTCTAATAGATGTTGAGAGGTTTGTGGAACTGAACAGTATGATGCAAGAGGTTAAGGAAACTAAATCTGATTTCATTAAAGGGAAATCTCTTAGACTTAATCTCTTTGCTGATATGAAACTTCTCCTTCCTGAGCACATTGACTTGTCACTATGGAATGTCAAGGAAATGAAGTGGGTGAAGAATTGTCCAGTACCTCAAGGTGAGGACTTTAGGAGGATTAAAGAGCTTTGGTGATGAAGCAATTTACACATAGAGAGTTTGTTAGGGTGGTAGTAGCCAATGGTTTCTATTATGACAGACATAATGGAGACCATGCTATCTACCTTAATGAAAAAGGCAGACATATTAGCATCCCATTAAAACTTGAAAGTGTTATTGCAAGAAGATTAATCAAAGAGAAAAATTTAGAGATAGATATTAAGAAACTTAAAAAGGAAAAGAGAATGAGTAATGCACCATTAGGGGCTGATGAAGACCCCAGAGCACCTTGGAATGCACCTCTTGATGTAAAACATAAGAGGTTTGTGAGTGTAACCATATCATATTATGATGAGGTTGAATTACCTCCAGATGCAGAAGATTCCCAAATTGAGGAAGCTATTATAGAAAAGGTGAAAAGACAGGACTTTCCTAAGAAAGTTGATTTTGATGAAATTGTAATATTAGAGGAATAATATGAAAGTAATAGGAACTAATTCTAAAGATGATACTTGTTTAGTAAAAGTTGGCATGAGAGAACTTGCAAGTATAATGGGTTTTTATAGTGAGCATGATGCTGAATTTAAGAAACAACTCAATTCTGCATTGTTGGGAAACTCTATAAATGTATCAAAAGTTTATGCTAACTATTATAGGGTTAAGAATATAATTGAAGGCGCTCCTTACTGTACAGCCTTAGTTAAGTTGAATGAAATGATAGATGCTATAAAACCCATTAATGATTTAATTAAATAAGTAAAAGATACATATGAAGCTGATTAAACCATCATTTGAGATTTGGAATCAAGGAGAAGGTCTTGAAGGAGTTTACAAACAGATTGAAAGGGCAGGAAGAATATGTTATAAATCCGAGGATAAGATAACAGAAACTTCTGCTAAAGAGTTTGTAGAAAGAATGATTAAGAGTGGGCATGGTGCTATGTTAGAAGCAGGGACTATATATTTAAGATATGACTTTAAGGCTAGAGAAGATTCTAATAGAGTTGCTTGTAATTTATGGAGTAAATATAAGGAAAATATCTACTCAAAAGCTGTACAAGCTCAACCTATTTTAGGAGTTCTAGATGGATTTGTAGCTATTACTTCTAACTTTAGAGTACTTGTAGAGAATAACTGGCTTGATGATTTACAATATATCTGTGAACCTACAGAGTTCCATGAAAAGAGATATACTGTTAAGTTTATCTGTGATAGAGGTGTAAGTCATGAGTTTGTAAGGCATAGAGTATTTAGTTTTGCTCAAGAGAGTACAAGGTATTGTAACTATAGTAAAGATAAGTTTAATAATGAATGTACTTTTATTATACCATCTTGGCTAAATGATTTTCCAGAATGTATAATCAGAGACTCTATTGGTGGACACATGTATCCTAGTGATTACTATAGAGAAAATCTAGATGGAAGTTTTAGAGGAAATGTTATATTTATGACACATACTAAATATTTAATAGACTCTTTATTTAAAGCTGAAAAAAGTTATAACAACCTAATTAGCTCTGGATGGAAACCTCAACAAGCAAGAGCAGTATTACCTAATGCCTTAAAGACTGAATTAGTAATGACTGGTTTTGCAAGTGATTGGGAACATTTCTTCAAGTTAAGAGATGCAGGCAGTGCTCACCCTCAAGCAAGAGAACTGGCACAACCTCTACATAAAGAATTTATTGAAAGAAACTATATTGTATAACTTAAAAAAAACAATGGCATTTGGAAGTAAGAAACAAGCAGTTATTGCGAAGCCTTCATTTAAAGAAAGGCTGACTGGAGTAAAATCAATGTTTAAGAAAGCACATGAAGATGCTTCAAAGTTGAGTGCAGAAATGCAGGCTGACATTGATAGTAAGAAACAAAAGGTAAAACTTCTTGAGGATGAAATAGGTTTCATTTCTGAAACTCAGAAAGAAGCTCAAGAGTTTATGTCAAATCTTGAAAAGTTCATTTAATGAGAACAAATTTAATTAAAGCAAAAGAGCTACCTAAAGTAGCAGAGAGTTCTGCTACTGATGGTATGCTTGACATGGTTATTGCATTTGATACAACTGGCTCTATGTCAGCTTAAACTATTCAGCTCTAATCCTGATTTAAGGATTAGTATAGTAGCATTTGGTGACTATTGTGATATGAGTAGCAAGGATAACTTTGGTAAGGCTTATCAAGTACTGGATTTAACTAATGATGAAAACAAAATCATCAAGTTTATCAATGAAGCTCAGGATACAAGTGGTGGGGATGGTGATGAGTTCTATGAACTGGTCATTAAGAAAATCACTGAGGAAACTGCATGGAGAGAGGGTTCTACTAAGGCAGTATTATTGATTGCTGATGCAGCACCTCACTATGTAGGTTACAGTTATAGTAACATTGTGAAGAATGCCCAGATTGATTGGAGAGAAGAGGCTAAGAAGGCAAGTGAATTAGGTATCAAATTTGATACTATGACTATTGACCCTATGCACATTGAATGGTATAAAGAGCTTTCTGCTATGACAAATGGTGTAAGTGTTCCTTTCAAGAATAGTGGTAAAACTTCTCAAGTGATTGAAGCTGCTGCATTAAGTAGAGGTGGAACAAGGACAAAAGCTATGTATATGGCTACTATGGATTCTGTAAAGGATGATGTAGAATTAAATGCAGTATATACTGCTTATTCAAAAGAAGTAATAGATTAAAATCAAGAACAATGAAAATCAATATTAAAGAGATAGCAGTAGGTGATGTATTCTCAGAAGAGTCACATTACATTGTTGAAGAGATTGGTAAAGATACAATCAAATTCAAACATACAGAGAGTGGAAAGTCAGTAACATTAGGTTATGGTTATGTTCAAGACCTGCTTAATACTTCTGACCAGTATGACAAAGAAGTAAAAGTAACTAAAGAAGATAAGAAAGATGGTACTCCGGGTATAAGGACAATCTTTGAGGGTATCAAATCTTCTGAGGTATTCACTGTTGTGTTCCAAAAGCAGGATAAAGCTAAGACCAAGAAGCAATATGAAGCTGAGAGGGAAGCACAAAGACAAGAGGCTGTAGCTTTGATTGACAAGGCTAAGAAAGCTAAGAAGTCAATGGCTGTAGCTTATAAAGAAGCTCTGGAACACATTCAGAATAACCCTATTAAGGACTTCATTGAAGGAGAAGATAGGGTACTGAGAGGCTACAAGATGCAGTTTGTATCAAGGGATGGTAAGTACAAATGTATGGATATGGATGTTGTAAGAGGTCCAAAAGAAACTGGTGAAAGACTAGTTAATATCAATACAATTAAACAGCTTATTTTCAATGGTGTTAAGTATGTTGTTGAGTGATGAAGAACTATTAAAATCCTTTGGAATTTGTGCTTGCAATCTAAGATTTGCTAAGGAAATTAGAAAGGAGTTAATAAGTATAAGAGAACAATGTAAATCTAATAAATGGGAGTTTACAGACTCCCAAAGACTTACTATTGCTTTACTTGATGCTGCTGGAGCTTTAACTCATGGAGTAAATATAGAGTACCCTATTTTACTACTTGAGGATGAATTTTGGAATAAATTAGGAGAAGAGGGACAATAAGTTCCCTCTTTCTTATTTTTAAAGAGTTTGGTTTACCTCTCAAAAAGAAAACCCTTAATAACTTGCATATTAAGAAAACAACCTTTATATTTGCACATAAATTTAATTATAAATCTATAACAAGATGAGTAAAAGATGTATCACAACTAATTCTACAATAGAAGAATTGGCTGCTAAATTACAGGGTGAAACTATAGAATCAGTCAAGGGACTTGTTGAGCTGTGGCAAGACAAGAATAATAAGGACTGGGACACTTATCCTACTGCTTCTGAACTAAATAACTTTAGGGCAGAACTAAGGAAAGGTAAGGATGAAATGATAGAGGCTTTAGATAAAGCACTTTCACCTTCATTTGAAGCTCCAGAAGGAAAGAAGGTAGACACAAAATTTTCTACCTCTGGCAACAATTCTTACCCAAGTAGGACAAGAGAGAATGCTAATTGGTCAGATATAACCATAGCTTTGGCTCAAGACTTTAATACTGCTGGAGAGAAGCTGACTAAAAATGCTGCTAAAAATAAGTATGTTTCTTCTATATTATCTACTGAGTCTAATAATGTTTCAGAAATAGCTGAAAATCTTTATAATCAGATTAAAGCTAAAGGAAAGGTAGATAATCTAAAGATTAACATAGCTGGAAATGGAATTTATAGTATGAGCCAAAATCAAGCATACTATAATGACTTAGTGACTCAGATATTAGAGGAGCTTCAGAACAAAGGAGTTACTATAGCTGAGATTAGAAGTGGAGGACAAACTGGTATAGATGAAGCTGGTATAATAGCTGCTCAGAGATTAGGAATACCTAATGAAGTTCACTCTACTGCTAATTTTATGTTTAGAGATAAATCTGGAAAAGATATATCTGATGAACAGGCATTCAAGAGTAGGTTCTCATTTTCTACTCCTTCAAGACAAGAAGAAAGACTAAGTAATGCCTTTGATACTCCAAGGATTTCAAGTGTGGAAGAACAAGCTAAAGTAGATTTGGACTTTGACCCAAGAACAAGAAGAGACAGGGTTAGTCTGATTGCAAGATTCTTTAGCAATGAAATAGATACAGCACTGCAAGAACATAATGATACTCTTAATAAGAGAATTGCTGATGCTGAAAAAGGAGGTGATGTACTTGCTGTCAATGAACTGAAAGAAGAGTTAGGAACCCTTGATAGGTTCAAGATAATCAAGTTATATACACCTGCTGGCTTATTTAGTAGAGTAAGGGATTATTTCAATAACTATATACTTGACTCTGAGGAGAATAGGATACAATCAGAACTGAATACAATCAATGGTATGAAGGGTTCTGAGAGGTATAGTAATGAACAGAAGTATGAAGCTGCAAAGAAGAAGGCATTATATAAAACCAATGCTTATCAGAAGGTAGTAGATAACTTCAAGCCCTTGGCTGAGGAAGCAAGTACTATACTAATAGCCACTGAGGGGATTAGGATTGACCCTAATTATATTGCCCCTAAAGATGCCAACCTTAATAATGATACTCCAGAGGGAGATAGTGCAGTAGATACACAAGCTGATGACTTTGCAAAGGATGAGGCTTTCAAGGATGGATGGATGACTAATTATAGGGAAGTAAGTTCTCATGAGTCTTTAAGTCAAGAAGTTAGAAAGGTAATCAGAGAGATACCTCAACTTGACTATAGAGGAAAGTATGATAAGGATGATTTAGGAAATCTTAGATTTCTTGATGCAGACTATGTTCATGCAACCCTTATAGATAAGCTCAGAGATATGATTACATCTGATGATATGTTACCACTTCTGGAGACTCTGGGTAATACCAAGCCTTGGACTAAGCAAATAGTCAAGAAACTACAGGCTGAGCCTAAACTATTCAGTCAGTTCTATCAGGATTTCAGAAAGGACTTTATGCCTTACTGGATTCAGAAGAAGAAACTACAGGCTGATGGTACTTTCAAGATGGAAACTATTGCTATCAATAAGCCTGAGGGTGTCTATTATCTGCTTGATGAATGGAGGGATAACTATGAGAATGGTAATCTTCTTGATGATGATAGTATCTATGATAAGAATGGAGACTTGAATCTTGAGAATGCAGAGAATGGTCTTAAATGGACTGAGGCTCTCAATAACAGGTTTACCAATCTTAGTACAGAACAAAGGTTGGAACTTCTACAAGATGAAAAGGTATGGAAGACATTGAATAAGCTCCTTAATATGATTGGTATCAATGCTAATCAAGGTGTATTATTAGATGCTCTGACCAATATAAAGCAATATGAAGGTGGTACTGCAACAGACCCAATTATGTTGCTTCTTCCTCAATTAAACATCATATTCAGTGGTGTAAAGAAAGGTGAGGTTAAATCTGAGACTCTTGAAGATGGAACTGAAAAGAGAGGAGATTTGATAAATACCTTTGGTTCTGCTTATAACAGCATAGCTATGATGCTTGCAGAAGTAACAGAAGATGCCATTGAAAGTAGTGTAAGGGAAAATGACAAGTCATACTATAGCCATGTTACTCCTAACTATCTTGGCAAGTTGATTAAACAGCTTAAGAATGTTATGGGTAATGAAGTAAGGTTCAAAGAGTTTGTTGAGAATGAATTTGGACAATATGAATGGTTCTATAAGGATGGTAGATGGAGAAATGACTGGATTGAGCAACTGGTAAATAACCCTGAAATGAGAAGAGGATTGAGCCACAAGGTTCTACTTAACTCAGATAAGGTTGCATATCAGAACTGGGATGATTTGGATTACACCTTAGTATTACTGACAGAATACTTTGGAGACCCAGATAACAGTAAATCTGATATTCAATGGGCTAATTATCATGTGCCAATTCTTTCAGATAGTCCTTCTGCTGAGTTCATTAGATTCAGGAAGTATGATAATCATAGCATCATTGGAGAAGATGGTGAATATATGAAGTATGATGATATTATCCTTGATAGGATGGTTGATTTGGTTAATCAAGAGGTAGATAGAATAGCTCTTGTAAACCAAAGGGATGTTGAATATCAAAAGGGTAATCCAAATATTGCTCCTATTGCAAACTATGATATAGTAAGGAAAAAGGATGGTACTATTAAGAGTATTGGTGGTGCTGAATTTAAGTTCCTTACAGCTCTGAATGATGTAAGATATGACAATGGTGAGACTTTCCTTGATAGGTTCCAGAGAATCCAGAATGAAGGAACTGGTGCTGAGTTAAGAGAGTTCATCAGAGAATCAGTAAGAGAAGCTCTTGATAATGAGTTTGAACAGACTTACAGAGAATGGGCTAAAGCTGGTTTACTTGAAGAACTGCCTAATGGTAAGTACAAATACCTTGGAGTAATTGGTGTAAATGCTGGTCAAAGTTCTTATAACAGGAATACAGCAACTTCTTTGAACAATGCAAAGAAGGCTCTTGAAGGAATGTGGACTACAGAGATGGATATTCTTTTAAGGGATTACAACAATAATAATCCAGTGGATGATAGAAGAGCAACTACTCTTTTTGAAAGTATCAAGGACTTGTTGAGAGAAAAGATGGTAAGAGGTGAGATTACTCCCAAAGAAGTAGATAGTATCAACAGAAACCTTGTTATTAGAAATAATGCCAAAGCTAAGTTGAGAGAGTATTTTTGGAATAGTAAGTTTGCTACATCACAAATCATTGAACTCACTACAACTGACCTTGCTTTCTATAAGAATATAGAAGACTTCCAAAAGAGATATAAGGAAGTTCATGCTCCTGCTCTTAGACTTAATACCAACTCTAAGTATGGTAGAAAGGAAGAGAGAACTATTTATCTAAAGGATGATGAGATTGTATCTTCTGCACTTGATGATATTGCAACTGTACTTGATGAAAGAGTCAAGAAAGGTGAGATGTCAAAGAGAGACAGAGATTTAATCTTAAACAAGTTCAGAGAAGTAAATGTAGCAGATGCTCAGGCTTATAGGTCATTAAGTTCTTACAGAGCTATACTTGATATGTCTGGTCAGTGGACAGATGATATGCAGAGAGCCTTTGATAACTTCCAAAATGGTAAGTGGGATATGGCTGATTTCAATATTATCTGGCAGACTAAGAAACCTTATGTGTACACTCAGGTGAATAATATGAGTGGAGTTCAAGGTCATACAGGCATTAAGACACCAGTTCAACATAAGAACTCAGAGTTCCTTCTTATGGCTATGCACCAGTTAGTTTCAGGTCCACTTGGTAAATCAGGTAAACTTGTAGCTATCAATGAGTTCATGGAAGAGAATGGAATTGATGTAGTTCAATTTGAATCAACTACTAAGGTTGGGAAACAAGGTGTAATTGATTTGAACAGTGTCAATACTAAGGAAGATGTCAAGTCTGTACTTAAGAATGCCACTACTCAGAATGGTGTTGAGAACCCTAATGTGGTTCATAAAGTAAGTTATGAAGACTATGGTATTCAGACTGCAACTCCAGAACATGCTATTGATGCAGTTCAGTTAGTTGGTACTCAGATTAGAAAGCTGATTACAGCAGATATTAGCCCAGATGTTAAGATTAATGTGAATGGCAGGGAAATGTCTAAACAGGAATGGTTAGATATGTACAATGCTATTAACACTGAAAATATCATTCAGGCTTTTGCTGATGTAAATGAAATCTTCAAGGATGCCAGACAGGTTGAGAAGATTCTTCTTGAGGAATTGAGAGGTAATCAAAGATATGGAATTGATATGATTAGAGCCTGTACTCTTAATGAGAAAGGACAATTCAATATTCCATTATTTGACCCTGTACAATCCCAGAGGGTACAAACATTGCTGAATAGTATTATCAAGAGTAGAATTACTAAACAGAAGATTAGAGGAGGAGCACTTATTCAGGTATCTGACTATGGTCTTACTGATGAATTGAAGATTGTTTTTGAAGGTGAAGGAGAGAACAAGAGAATTAAATATCTCGAAGTTTATATGCCAGCATATAGTAGGAAGTTCTATGAACCTCTTATGAAGGCAGGTTCTCATGAACTGGATATAAATAAGTTACCAGACAACTTGAGAAAGTTGATTGGTTATAGAGTTCCAACTGAGGACAAATACTCAATGGCTCCTCTTTATATTAAAGGTTTCTTACCTCAGCAGAATGGTTCTGCAATTATGCTCCCAGCAGAGATTACTACCCTAAGTGGTTCTGACTTTGATGTGGATAAATTGTATATCATGTTACCTGAGTTTAAGATAACTCCTAAGTATAATAGAAGACAGTTTGTTGATGATTTAGTTGCTCAATTGACACAAGGAAAAGCTGTATCTCCTGAAATGTTGAAGGAGTATAGACAGAATGTAAACAGAGCCATAGATGATGGTAGGAAAGCTCCTAAGGATAGTCAGGAATACAATCTCTGGAAGACATATAAAGCTAACAGAGAGAAGTATAGAGTAGCTTCTGAGGATAAGATTGAGAAGATTGAATATGACTTTAGCAAGTCTCCACAAGAGAATAGTCTTGAAGCCAGAAACAATCTATTGATTGATATGATGTGGGGTGTTCTGACTAATGCTGACACTGCTTCAAAGATGCTTAACCCCGGTGGTTTTGACTATCAGAAGAAGTCTGCAAGAATGATTAACATCCTTCAATCAAGTAGAGAGTCTGAACTAAGAAAGGAGCTGAATATTCCTGAGAATCAAAGTACTCTTAATAAGTTAAGCAGTATGGATTTGGAGCAACTTGACAAATTGGCAGAGAAGTTCAAGAAGAAACTTGACCCTCTTAACCCAAGAACTCAGGTTCAACTTCATCAGCAGAATATGACTGGTGCAGCATTGATTGGTATTTATGCCAACCATAATGCAAACCATGCTTTGATGCAACATACTGAATTAGGTCTTGATACTGAGAATGGCTCTTTCTTACTTAATGGTAAGAGACTGACTTCTCTTCATGGTCTGATGAATGACAATAAGGAGTATATCTCAAGGAATAATGCAGGTTTCCTTGCTGCATCTGTGGATAATGTGAAAGACCCTGTGCTTGCTTCATTGAATCAGAATACATTCACTGCTGATGCCTCAATGCTTTTAAGTAGGCTTGGTTATAATCCTATTGAGATTGGTTTGATTATGTCACAACCAATTGTAATGGATATTACTAATACCTATTTTAGAGAGAGTAGAGAAGGCAAAGGAAAGGACACAATCATTGATGAAGTCATTGAGAACTATAAGAAAAGGGCTGCAATGATGGAAGATGTAACCTATGACAATTATAAATCTAACAAGTTCATGGCAGATGAATTGGCAGACAATATCATTCTCCAGAAGGAAGTAGAGGAATTGAGTGATAGGACACAGACATCTGACTACAGAAAGGTTGAGTTCTATAAGAAGCAAGTGGCTGCTGGTTATTTATTTAAGAGAATAATGGGTACAGCAGATGCTTTGGGACAGTTGGTTCAAGCTACAAGAGCAGATACTCAAGGTGGTGCAGCAGGTCCTACTATTGCAGATACACAGATTAAGATACAGAAAGTTGATGACTTCCTGACTAATGTAGTGCTAAATGAAAACTCCCCTTTAACTGGTGCAGATGTTATCATGCCTTTCAGTATGAAAGGTATGGATATTGACCAGATAAGAGAGAAGTTATTAAGTTCCCCATTACCTTATTTACAGGCATTCTTTAGTCTTGGTATTGACCAGACACAAGAAATGTTCAGTAGATATTTCCCTCAATTCACTGACTCTTTCAGAGAAGTAATTGATGGTAAAGAGGGATTGAGAGGCTTAAGACAGTACACTAAGACAGGCAAGTTAAATGCAAAGACACTCAATAATATCTACAATGATTTGTTAGCTTATATTATGTCCAAGACATCATTCTTTGGGCAAGAAGCTAACCTCAGAGCAGATGATAAGGTTACAACATTCAGTGATAAGAGAAGGGATTTTATAAATAATTTCCCTGATTATTTCAACAGAACATTGAGTGAGCATCCTGAAATAGCTGAACTTGAATTTATTAAGAGATTGAGAGTGATAAGAGCTAACCAGAATAATCCTGTAGATACAATAGTATTTAAGAATGTTGGTCAGTTAAGTCCTACTCTGAGAGAAAGATATATGAGAGACTGGCAATCATTGTTATATATGGGACCAGAAGCTCAGGCTTTAGCTCTTAATCTATTCAGATACAGTTATTACAGAAATGGGTTTGCATTTGGACCTTCTACTTTCATTCATTTAGCACCAACTGCTATCAGACAATCTGTTCCAGAGTATATTGATACCCTGAGAGGATTGTTGGAAAGTGAGGATGATTACAGTCAGTTTATTGACCAGTATATCTATAATCACTTGGATAACAGACAGTTAGTTCCTGAGGTTCCTACAGAGGCTTCCACTTCTTTCACTAATGAACAAGGTGATGCTTTGGATATGGTTAAAATAACCATTGATACTGAATCTAACAACAGTGATAAGAAGGTAATAAGGAAGAGAGAGGGAATAGGAGAGGAAACAACCTATGACTTCTTTAATTACATAGCAAGAAGATACAAGGGAGGTACAATATATTATAGGCTTACACAAGCTGATAATGTACAGCCTAATGTAGCTGTGTATGAAAGGATAGACCCACTTGGATTCAAGAACAGTTTCATTGAGTATGAATATGGTAAGGATGTTACTGAAATGAAGTCAGTAATTGAGAAGAATGACAGGAATTATACTCCTAATATAAATCAGGATATAACAGCCTATCAGGAAGCTGATATTGATTATGACTCCATGCCAGAGTATCTTAACTATGATTTCTCAAGTCTGACTCAAGATATTGCAAGTGAGGCTTTCAGTCAGGTGTATGGTGCTCCACTTGAAGTGAATGAAGGGAAAGCAGATGATATTAATTCTATTAGTCCTAATACTGAGTATGAGGATGCAAATAATGATAAAATCTGTGGTGCAAATACATTATATGAATTATAGATATGGCTAAGAAATGTGCAATAATTCCTCAAGTGAGGAACAGTAAAAATGAGGTAGTAAGCAGCAGGTTATTTAAAGACCTGCTGGCTTATGCCCCTAATAGGCAGGAGGCAACAAGAATATACCTCATTACAAAGAGTAGTGACTTTATTACTAATTGGAATCCAAGGTTACAGATGGATGAAAATGGTGAACCTACTCTAAGCAGTCTCTTGAAGAAAACTAATCTAAGAAGTATTATTGATGAACAGAAGATTTTAAGGAACCTTAATGAAGAGATTGGACATTACCATAAGACAGGTAGAATCAAGTTATATTTGAACAATGATGAAAACTATAGAATGTTAGTCCAGAGGGCTATTCAATTCAATACTCAATCAGAGTTTAGAGAAGACTATGTTGCATCTGTTGAGAAGGTATGGGACAATGAAAGTAATAGGGTTTATATCAGTCCTTTTATTAGAGTAAGAAACAAGATGAATAGTCTTGAAGCTAATAGTATGCAGTATAATTACACTCTTAATAATAGATTGAGGGAGATATTAGCTGCTAATGGCATTGGGATAGGTGCTCTTACAGACTTAGAACAGAGAAGAGGAGTGGCAGGAGTAACAGACTTTAGTCAAGCCAGAGATGCTGCAACAGGTATAATTGAATTGATTAGACTTGCTGATGGTATTAAAGGTGAGAGAGCATTACCAGAAGAATTTGCTCACTTTGCTATTGAGGCAATGGGTGATAATCCTCTTATCAATAGATTGGTTAATCACTTAGCTAATAATAGCTTGGTAGGTGAGATATTAGGTGATGATTACAATACCTATGATAGTCTGTATAAAGGTGATGAATCAAAGTTAGCCAGAGAAGCTGCTGGTAAATTACTTGCTAAACACTTATTACAGTCTGAACCCATCCCTTCTTCATCTTATAAATCCCTTCTGGAGAGGTTTATCAATGCTGTAAAAAATTTCTTTAGAGGATTAGGGGCTTCACAGTTCCAAAAAGCAATGCTTGAAGCAGAGAGTAGCTTTAGTAAACTGGCTGGTGATATTCTTACTGGACAGATGGATGAAGCTATTAATGTTGAGAATATTAGTACCTCTGAGGCATTCTATTCCACTACTGAAAGGGTAGATAGGGATAAGGCTTTGTTACAGAAGATTATAGATAATGAGTTGAAGAGGCTCAAGATTTATGAAAAGAGAAATCCTAACAGTCAATTTAGTGCCAATCAGAGGTTATTAATAGACAGGTTAGAGCTGGAATTAGCAGATAATAGTGAGATTGAAGGTATCTATATGTTCCTTGATAATGCACTTGAAGAGCTAAGGAAAGTTAGTAGTAGACTTGAGGTATTGAGAAATACTCCTGCAACCAATCTTAATGAAAGGGCTGGGGTACTCAGGGACATCAGGAACTATATGTACAGTTATAAGAGGATAGCTGATTCAGTGAGAGAGGCTCTCAGAGAGGAAGAGAAGTCCACAGACAATAGATATGGTCAAAGGGTAAGGGTTGCATTAGATAATGTCACTACAATGCTTAATGACCTTGCAGTGGACTACAATACAATCTCCATGCCTTTATTTGTTGATTTCATCAAACCTTTTGTAGGAGATAACCTTGTGGTTCCATTTGGAAAGTACAAAGGAAAGACCCTTAATGCAGAAGAGTTGGTTAAAGTAGCTGATGAGGATATTTCTTTCTTTGACAGATGGCTGGATAGTATGGCAGATAGTTCTGATTATATGTTGAAGATTATGGACCAAGCTGTTAAAAAGAGCAAGGAACAAGCCAGATTGAAGACTATTGATATTCAGAAGGAACTACAAGCTGCCACTATTAAACTTGAACAGGCTGGTGTGAAAGATACTGAGTGGATGTTTGAGAGAGATAGTAAGGGTAATCTGAGTGGTAATTATATCAGTGAGATAAATCATGCTCTATTCAGGGAGAGAATGAGAACTATGTTCCAAAGTCTTAATGAAAAGTATGGCAGAAACCCTGTAGGGGAGAATGCTGATAAATATAATGAAGAGAGGCAGAATTGGTTCAATGCCAACATGGAAACTGTAGATGGAGTTAGACAACCTAAGAAATCCATTTATGAAAGTATGGAGTTCAGAAGGCTTAATAAAGCCCAGAGAGAATATTATACTACTGTGATGGATATTAAGGCTAAACTTGATGCTCTACTTCCTGATAAATATACAAAGCTGAATAGTGCTGTAAAAATTAGGAAAGACTTAGTTGAAAGGGTTAAAAGCTCTGAAAGTGTGAAGTCTGGTGCTCAACAAGTTTGGGAAAGTATCAAGGATAATTTCATTAGGAGAACTGATGATACAGACTTTGGAGACAAGGCAACTGTAAAAGACTTTGAGGATAGAGGGGTACAAATGTTACCTATCTACTTTACAAAGCTCAAGAAGGGAGAAAGTGCTAATGACTTATCTACTGATATAGTAGGTACTATGACTGCTTATGCAGCAATGGCTAATGATTTTGATGAAATGAATAAGGTCATTGATGTTCTTGAAGTTGGTAGAGATATGCTGAGAGAAAGACAGGTTACTCAAACAGAAGGTGGTAAACCTATGGTTGAGAAATTTAAGGCAGTAGGTAGAAAGGTTGAGAGTAAACTAACTAAGACAGGAGACAAGTCAAGGTTTATGGAAAGACTGAATGACTTCTTTGAAATGCAGGTATATGGAAGATATATGGCAGATGAAGGAACATTTGGTAAGACTAATATTGACAAGGGAAAGGTAGCTAACTTTATTAATAGAATGACTTCTATGAATAACTTGGCATTGAATGTCCTTTCAGGTGTTTCCAATGTGGCTACTGGTAAAGTGATGATGAGAATTGAGTCTTTCTCAGGAGAGTTCTTTAATGAAAAGAATACTTTAAAAGCTGATAGAACCTATGGTAAGGAATTACCATCATTCTTAGCTCAGTTAGGTGATAGGGTAAAGACCAATAAGTTAGCTTTATGGGATGAACTATTCAATGTAATGCAGGAATATGAACAGGATACAAGAGAAGTCAACTTTGATAGGAAGACTTGGTTCAGTAGAATGTTTGGTACATCAGCTCTATTCTTCATGAATAATGCAGGTGAACACTGGATGCAGAATAGAACTTCTCTTGCTTTGGCTGATGCTTATAAAATGAAGGCTCCTAATGGTAAGTTAGTAAGTCTATGGGATGCTTTTGAGGTTGTACCATTAGATAGTAGTAATAAGAAGTTAGGTGCTAAATTACAGTTAAAACAGGGTTATACTAAGGCTGATGGTTCAGCTTTCACTCAAGAAGATATAATCAAGTTCAGTAGAAAGAGTGCAGCTATTAATCAAAGAATGCACGGTATTTATAATAAAGCTGATAGAAGTGCAGTACAAAGATTGGCTATTGGTAGGTTGGGTATGATGTTCAGGAAATGGATTAAACCCTCTCTCAATAGGAGGTTTAAATCAGCTACATATAACTATGACCTTGAGGCATGGACAGAAGGTTATTATCTTACTACTGGCAGGTTTATGAATGCCCTATTCCAAGACCTTAGAAAAGCTCAGTTTGATATTGCAAGTAAGTGGAATGAAATGACTCCCACAGAACAGGCAAATGTCAAGAGAGCATTGACTGAGGTAGCCCACTTCCTTGCAGTAGCAGCAGCTATTGGATTGATAGAATGGAGTGATGATAAGGATAGACCTTGGTTAGTCAAGATGGTTGAGTATCAGTTGAGAAAGTTATACACTGAATTAGGTGCTCTTACTCCTACTCCAGAAATGGTTGGTGAAGGTTTGAGGATATTAAAGTCTCCTGCTGCTGGTGTAAATACAGTAGAAAAGACTCTTAATCTTATTGACCTAATGAATCCAATGAACTATGAAACATTCAATGGAGAAGATGCTATACTTAAGTCTGGACCTTATAAAGATAAGTCTAAAGCTCAACAGAGCTTACTTAAGTCTCCTCTTGCTCCTATGTATAATACAGTTCTAAGAGGTATCTTTATTGAAGACCAGATACCATTCTTTAAACAATAATTTTAAATAAAAAAAAAGTTATGAGTGATTTTAAAACAAGATTAGTAGAAGAACAAGTTCAACTTGAAGATAAATTAAGTAAGTTGAAAAGTTTTATTGAGGGTGACAAGTTTGAAAGTATTGATGATACTCAAAAAGCTTTATTAAAAGTGCAAGCTAATGCAATGAGTACTTATAATCAATGTCTGAAGGAAAGACTGAAAAGGTTGTAAACAATAAAGGGGAAGTAGTAATTTACTTCCCCTTTTTATTTACACCTTATAAAAAATTTAAACCTCATGTTTGAAGCTATGAACATCTGATAGCTTGTTCTCTTTCCTCTTGTGAGATAGAGTTCCACATTTCTTCTGTCCATCCCTTCTTTTCAAGTGCTTCCCTTGTCTCAGTCTCAATACTACTGAAATCCATTGAGGATTGTACCCCCTCCTGATTTCTCATCTCTTGAAGAGATGGTATTTTATAGGTTATGTTAGAGTAATGTCCTTCATTAATATTCCTGTAATATTCAGTAAGAGAAGGTCTTAGATTGTTCCAATTAGTTACCTTAGCAAACAATTCCTTGAAGAAATTTATTATCTTAGTACCTAAAGATTGAGTGTCTTGAGACATCACATATTCCCTGAAACCTTCTGCCATTGCTTCTTCAAGTTGTGAGTTACTTAAGTCTCCATAAGTTCTCTTAGCTTCTTGAAGTAATTCATCCCTAAGTGTAGGTTCTGTGAGTAAGTGGAATACTGCATGAAATGCTTCATGATATGTAGTTCCCTCAGCAGCTATATCACTTAAAGTAATAATACCATCACTAAATTGACCCCATGCTAATGCACCAGTCTTGGCTACTCTAATAAGACCATTAGTAACTACAACCCTCTCACTCTCACTTAATTGAGGTAGAACCTTATTTAACCAAGCTAATTCCTTATCTTTATCCCATATAGGTCTTGATAAATCATCAACTTGTCTTAATTCAAGTACATCTTCAAACTCTTCATCAACCTGATTAATAGCCTGTTCTTTAGCTACAGTTGAAGCTGCACCATTAGATTCTCCCTGATTAATAGTAGCAGGGATAATAGGCTTCTCAATCTTAACTGGTTCAGTAGAAGGAGTATAAAGTAAAGTACTTTCCTGAGACATATCTACAACTCTCTGAGGATTACCTTCCAGTATCTTCTTTATATTGTTCTTAGCCTCAGTCTCACTATATGACAATACAGCATTCTTTACTAAAGCAATAGTATTACCATTAGGAAATACTGCATAGAAATCATTAGATGCAACATGTGCAGGTTGATTTCCAAAGCCTTTAGTAATATTAGGAACCTTAGTCATATATACCTCAACTCCATTCACCTTTCCAATAGGACTTAGATAACCTGTATGTAACTTTCCATCTCTCAAGAAGTAACCTACTTTACTATCTGACATACTATAGTCTGGTAGAACATTGTTTACAGGCTCTCTTGTTTCCCATGTACTGTTGAATATAGGTAAGCTACTATTAGTATTACTCACTTCTGGAGTGGCTATACTACCAACTAAAGGAACATTCACAGATGAATCATAGTTAAGAAGAATACCCTTCTCCTTATTTACTCTACTAACATCATCCTTATTATACTCAAGTACAAAAGGTAATATAGCTAAAGTAGTGATAGGAGTATGATATTGAGATTCAAATAAGTTCTTGTAAGCACTCAATTGTTTAGTATAATACTGCTCCTGACTCATTGTTTGGGTATTAGATTTATTCTTGAAGTAATTAACCTTTCTACCATTCCTATCAACAAAGTCATAGAAACTATATCTACTTGTCTTAACATCATATATCTTGAAGTTTCCATTAGCATCTACAGAGAGAATATCTACCTCACCAGCTACCCTGTTTCCATTCTCATACTTATTGAAGAGTACTATATTATTAGTAAGGAATGTTTCACCCCTTGCTTCAATATTGCTCTTAATTTCAGCAAGAGAAGTAACCAAATCATTAAATGCCTGTTCAGACATATTACTTGGTTTAACTGGCATCTCACTTGATGTGAAGAAGTTCCTGATTACACTATCTACAGAAGTACCTGCATCTAATGCTCTTTGTGAATTAGTTCCAGACATCTTATCTCTCACTATATTCACAATAGTATCTCTGCTTCTTGCATCTATCTTACCCTCAAAGGCTGTAAGGTCTACACCATAATGGTTACTTAAGTTCTTAAGATAGTTATTGAATTGTGTTACATTGTCTGCATTCTTTGAGAGATTAACTCTTAAATCCTGTAGAGCTTTAGTTTGCTTAGGAGACTCAATCCAATTACTTCCTAATACTGAATGTACCCTCTTATATTCATGGTACTCACCATCATCCTCAAGGATATAATAGAACTCACCATCAGTTCTTGTCTTATCAACCTTAGCTTGGTTCTCTGCAATCTGGTCTATAACCTTCTTAGAGTCAGCTACAGTCTTCTTTCTATCAGCTAATTTCTGTTTGAATTTATCTGATGCAGCACCAGTTACATACTGACCTGTATTTCTATTCAGAACCTTACCATTAGGAAGAAGGGTGATACCCCCCATCATCATAGAACCATTCTGAGCATCCCCATAGTTTTCTTGTATATAAGCCAAGTCAAAGAAAAATTGCTGCATGGAAGTATTATACATTCTTGTTATATCTTGACCTTGGTCATTTCTGATAGTATTGGTTTTCAAATCCACATATATATCTATACTTCCAAAAAGTTCACTATATGGTAATGTTACTTTTGTTCCAGAGATAGCACCTTCTGTACCTCCTACAGGAGTTTGTATCTTTCTACCTTCCTCAGCCTTAACTGATGCAGGATTTAGAGCTTGCTGTAAGTTGCCTTGTATATCAAAATAATCTGTTGTAAACCAGTTACTTTTTACACTGGCATCTATTATATTGGATGTCATTACTCCAGAAGAGAGTAACATGTTATTGTAGCCTCCCTTATTAAGCATACCTAAATTCACCTGTAATGGAAGATTGAATGCCATTAAAATGTTTTGTATTTCACTGGCTACTTCCTGTGAATCTCTTGTATCAGGTTGAGTTTTAACACCATCTCCACCTAATTCATAGAGAACATTAGGGTCCCATCTTTCAGTTAAGAATACAGTTCTTGCATCTTCTCTTCTGACTCTCTTACCATCTACTTCATCATAGATTTCATTCTTATTAGCATCTCTCTGAACCTTAGTAAACCTGATACCATTACCATTCTTACCTTGTACATAGTCAATATGAACATCACCAATATATAGACTTCTTGCCAAGTCTTTTACTGCATTATTAACATCTTCCTCTGTAAAAGCATTAGCTAAAGCATCAATACTCTTCTTTATATTCTTATATAAAGGAGTTGAGTTAATAGTAACATCCTCTGGATTATACTCACTTTCATTGAAGTGCTTAACCCTTACAGCAGCAGGACTATATTTACCAGCAGCATTAGGAATAAGGATATACATCCTACCTTCCTTTTGGCTCATATCCATTGGCTTAGTGATTAAATCATCACTGATTCTACCATTAGTAGATAGGACACCATTCTTTACAATACCAAAGATAGAATTTGAAGATACATTAGGTATTTCTCCCATGTTTCTTTCTTCTGTACTATAAGGTATTCTACCAACCATTATCTGAGATACTCTTGTAGTAGGAGTAGCTATAAACTTCTTATCCTTTCCAGTCTGATTGAACTCTTCTTTTACTCTTTCAATAAGACCTGATAAACCTTCATATCTATCTACTACATACTGACTTTCATCTAATGAACCTACTATTTGGTTATTCCTCTTATCTACAATAAAGATTGTGTGGTCATTAAATTCAGGGTCAATCATGAAGCCAAGTTCATCACCTGCCTTTAGATTACCTTCATTTACATAACTGAAAGCTCTATTATCTCTAAGATAGTTATAAAGTTCATCAAAGTTTAAGTTCTCTTTCTCTGCAACTACTACATTGAAAGGTCTGAAATCTCCATCCTTACTTGCATTGATATGTAATTCAGGAATAGTAGGTCTATAATACTGCCTTTTACCCTTTGTATCCTTATCTAATGATTGAGGAGTAGGAGCATTTTCATTGGCTTTCTTATTTTCCTCAGCTACCATTTGAGGAGTAATATTACCTACAGGAGGTTCATAAGTATCAACTGGTCCAGCATTAACTGGTGGAACTGTTGTTGTACCACTATCTCCAGTTGTATCTTTTGATGTGGTTCCTTTTGTACCATCTGTTCTCTCAACTGGCTTTAGATACTCAGAAGGGAACCTTGCTTTGAACCTCTGGTCATTATTAACCTCACTCATTGCAGATAGAAGACCATATTGAGCCTCAGCAAAATTCATCATATTCAAATCATCTGGTAGATTTTCATCATACAGACTCTCTGGATTATTAATGAATACTGAGTTAGGATTAGCCATTTCCTCAAGATTATTAGCATTTTCATGTTGAGTTCTAAGTAGTTCTTGTGCATTAGCCTTAGCCTCGGGAGAGATAGGTTGCCTATCTATTGCCCTGCTTACTTCACTATTATACATTTGAACTTCCTTATAGTCCTTAGCCATCTTATTACCTTCATTCTCAAGTTCATCAAGAATCTGTTGTCTTTTAGATGAATCAGGCTCATTATTCAATGCTTCTCTAAATTCATTAAGGTTAGTAGCAGCTAATGCTGCATCCTTAGTCTTGGCTATCTCCTGTTTTTCATTTTCCCTTATGATATTCTCTCTTTGTCTCTCTTGTTTTTGTGCAAGAGCTTGAGGATTTCTAAGATAAGTATCATACTTGTCAATAAAATCAAGTCTTCTTTCAGCTATCTTATGTAGGTCATTAACCTCATCAATTATATCCTGTTTATTAGGGTCAGTCTGTAATGCCTTGTCTAATAAAGAGATGTAAGATTGAGCTTCTTTTGAATCAGCAAGTTCATTAATTAGTCTTACAGGAGAGAAGTTTAAGAAGTCTGATAACCTATTAATCTTATTCTCATCACTATTACTAATAAACTCTCTATCCATAGAGGCATCAAGTACTCCTTGAAGTCTGTCCTTTATATCTTCATGTACTGACTTAAACCTGTTTTCAAGGTTGTCAATATTTGAGAAGTAATAAGTCATTTCTTCAAGACCATCTTCATCAAAGTAATCCCCAATCTTAACTTGTAAGTCCTGACTAATCTTTCTGTAGTTATCTACAGCTTCCTTAGTCTCTTGAGTCTGCTTTTGAATCTGTTCAATTACTTCTGCATCAGTCATATTATCATATACTGATGTACCAGTTTCCTGATTAGTAGTGAGTTGTCTTATTTGTTCAACATCTTCTTCCCTTACATTACCAGCTTCCTCAATTATATCATATAGGTCATTGATTCTTCCTGCCTTCTCAAACATGATAACATCACTAATAAGCTGGTTGTGTTCAGCATTCTTAAACTCAAAGTTATCATTATTATCAGCAGCTTCATCCATTTGTTTTTGGTAAGCATTATGTCTGATAGCTGATTGATAGTAGTTAAGGAACTCAGGTGATTGTACTCTATTATTAAGTTGAGCTACAATAGCATCATCTTGTTCACTTCTCTCTCTTATCTCTTGAATATCTTCCTTAATACCACCTTGCAGATATACTGGGGATTGGAAACCACCTTCACTATTCCTTGCACTTCTAAAGCCCGGAATACCAACTAAACCAGTTAAACCACCAATGAAACCCTCTTCCCATCCTTCAACAGTACCATAGGTTTGCTGAATAGCTTTTGCAGTAGCTTGTAACCAGTCAATAGTTTCACTCTCTGCATCTGGGTCTATCTTGGCTCCATAGAAATCATTAAGTTCAGAAGCATATTTATATCCTGCAACTTTACCTGCAACAGCCTGTCCCATTTCTTCATAAGGACCTTCTGCAACACCTTTACTTGCAATCTTCAAAGCATTTCTAAGTACAGAAGGTTTAGCTGCACTATAACTTACAGTACCATCCTCTGCAACTGTCCTTAGTATCTGACTACCTTTCTTAGCTGTATTATATCCACCTGCATAGAACTTACCAAACTGCCAAGCATCTGATACAGTAAGTAATGGAATATTCAGAGCAAAGTCTATATTACCCATCTTAGCCCTATCTTCTGATAGTTTCTGTAGCCCACCTTTGTAATCAAACTTAGCATCTACTCTTGCCTGTAACATAGCTTGTCCTTCTGGAGTGAGAACTTGCTCAAAAGACTTTCCATCAGAAGAAATCTGATATTGTGCAAATTGAGGGAACTCTCTAAGCATGGCTTCTTGCTCTTGTGCTGCTACTTTAGCTTGTGCATCATCCAGTTGTTGTTTATGAAGCTCAAACCAGTCTTTACTATTCTGTATAGCTTCAATTCTTGCTTCACCTAATGCACCTGAGAAAGCACCTGTTAGCTTAAGAGTAGGCTCAGCCATCTTAAGTTTCTTAGCATCTCTTGCCAATTCATCAGTAAGCCTTACACCATCAAGGAATAAATCTCCTTCTCTGTAAGCCTGTAAAGCTGCATTAGGATTAAGAGCTTCACCTGAGGCTGTAACTGCACCTTTAAATGCCTGTCTTGCTTTATTAAGACCAAGTAATCTTGAGGTTGCACCAGCACTAATCTTACCAGAGTAGGCAGCACCAACAGCAAAACCTAAGTTCTTAAGGAACTTATCTCCAATGAAGTTAGCTGAGAATATGTTCTCATACCAAGGGTCATTCTTCTCTGCATCAGTATAGTAATTAGGCAGAACTGATTCTGACCATTCATTTACTTGCTGCATTGCATTTAAGAAAGGATTATCCCAGAACCCTGAGAATGTTCCTGTAGCTGCTGCATTACCTAAACCTACTATAGTACCAATTATACCATCAGCAAAGGTAGTACCTGCAAGAACAGCACCCTTAGCTAAACCAGCTCCTATTTGGGCATACCAAGGTTGCATCTCACCTCTTGTATTAGCTAAGTTATCAAGTTGGGTCATAGATGTGATGTCTTCATCATACATACTATCATTTACTCCAACAAAACCTACCTCTTGAGGTACAGCCCTTTCTAATGCCCTATTAGAGACTTGCTTATATTCCTCTATATTATTAATAAGAGGAACATCCCTAAGAAGTCCTTCCTGCTTTAGTGCATCTATACTTTTAATTCCCTTTAACCCACCTACTCCTTGTGTAGATGGGTCTTGGATTTGTTGATTATTTGCCATATTCTTCTACTCTAATTTAGAATCTGTATTACTTTGTCTCTTAGCAAGTGTATTGAACTTACCATAGATATAATTCATCATAGTTTCAATGTACTTCTGAGCTTCTACATCATAGCCATTCTCAAGAAGTACATTAATATTCTTCATATATCCTGATACATTTCTATCTGCATCATCAATTAACTCAGGGTCAATAACTGCTGATTTAGTCTTACCATCCTTAGTAGCATTGATTATAAGTCCAACCTCTGGGTCATAACTTATATCATTGTCACCAGTGAAGTAATCTGAGATATTCTTTAACTTAATAGGGTCTCCCTTCCTATTATCATCAAGTTCATAAAGACCAGTTGATTCTGTAGCTGCTCCTAAGGTTCTTGCATTCTCCTTAATAACCTGTGATATTAAATCACTCTGAGTTATATCAGGTTTATATATAAAGTTCCTTACAGCACTACTCCTAATATCAGCTTGTAACTTCTGTTCAAGTTGGTCCATACTACCATCTTTCATATCATACTTCTTGATTATCTGTTGAAGTCTTTCTGCATTAGGTTTAACCTTATAAGGAACACCACCTCCAACTACAATACCATATTGAGTTGCATGACCTTGAGTATATCTCTCTTCCTCTTTATTAACCAACTCTGGATTAGCTCTTAGTTGTTGTATGAACTTAAGTTCATCATTAAGTTCAGTAGTCTTCTTGTCCCCATCTACTTTAGTCTTAGGTACTGCCCTAAAGACTTTAGATTGAGTTCCTTCTGTCTTACCTTTCTTAATTGCAGCTAACCTTTCCTGCATTGCATAGTCATAAGCCTTATTAGATAGTTGTTGATATTGAGTTTCACCAACTGCATTCCACAAGCCTTGTCTTGCATAATCATAAGCCCTGTTAAGGATATTCTCATCATTCCAATTCTTGATGCCAGAACTTCCTACTGCATCTTCTACAATACCTTGAAGTATAGGAGAAGCCTCAGGATTATTCTGTACAGCCTGCATAATTTCCTCAGGTCTGAATCCTTTCTGCATGATAGTTTCATAGTATTGATTACCTAAGATTGTTCTCCACTTTCTTGGGTTCTCTCTTACTTCCTTAGCCAAATTCTGTGCAGCAGTACCCACTTGTTTGGATAATAGTGCTCCAGAATAGGATTGTGGTGATAGAGCTGGGTTAGATATAAGTTCATCTAAGGAAAGTGTAGAAGCAGGTCTATCAAATAGTAGTGTACTATCCTGAGCCTGTAATTTCCTTTGTTCATCTACTAACTCTTGTCTTCTCTTATAAGCCTGTTCTATAGGAACAATCTCAGAAGAGTATCTTCTTTTCATATCAATCAATCCTTGCCTACTTGCAGGAGTAAGTCCTTGTTTAGCTAATGACTCAGCTTGTTTAGCCAAGTCATTAGAATATTGTTTGTACATTGCATAAGCCTGTGGGTCTGTCTGTTCATTAGCCATCTTATCAAAGACATCTGCTTTAGTTCCTAATTCATCCATACCCTCTTGAATAGTATTATATTCTTGAGTGTATGCTTGAAGTGGTTGAAGCATTTCCTGATAAGAGAATGGTCTGAACTTAGCACCACTTACAAAACTGAAATTAGCCATAAGTCAATCCTTTCTTCTTTTTAGTTCTTACTTTACCACCTTTAGCTTTCTTAGTTCCTCCAGTGTATTCTCCTTTGGTATTCATCTTAAGAACACCTGATTTAGCTAATGTATCAAGCCAGTTAGCTTGTTCATTTTCCCATCCCATATCACCTAAACCTTGTAAGAAGTTAGTTATATTAGCACTCCTTCTTGCACTATCTTGGTCTTTAATACCCTGTCTTAATTGAGCAGCAGTAGTAGCCTGTCCTAATCTTGCTCTCTTAGCTGCATTTCTTGATTCTGCATTAAACATTGAAGCCTTAAGTCCAGTCTCAGTATTAAACATGTTAGTACCTCTATTGAATGCCTCAACTCTTTCTCTCAACTGTTGATTATATTCCTCTGCTTGTCTTGCTAAATTACCCATGTTTTGACCATAGTTATAATCAGCAGCAAGTATTCCAGCTTGAGCATTAAGCCTGTTACCACCTGAGGTATTCATCAAACCCCTTCTTGTAGCAGCAGCCTGTTGATTCATCTTGCTGATATAGAAGTCCCTGTCTAAAGGTCTATAAGATAGATAGTTTCCAATAGGAGCATATCCTGCTGCCTCAGCACCTAAATCTACTCCACTGATTAAATCAGCACTATCATAGTCTGGTTTACTGAATAAATCTGATAGACTTGCTAAACCTGAACCTATAATTGGTGCATACCTTGTCCAAGTCTGCCTATTACCATTATTACCTTCTGGAGCTATTTCACCAGTTTCTCCTGATTGAGCCATAAGAGCTTCAAGCTCTTCAACACTCATTGGGTCTTCCAAAGCTAAGCCATAAGGATTTGTATCACCACCATAAGCAAACATACTTGGGTATTCATTTCCTTCCCTATGGGCTTCCTTTCTTTCCCTTGCTTCCTCTTGGGCAGCAGCTATTCTTTCCATAGCAGCTTGTAATCCCTTAGTACTTAGAGGGTCATTAGGTCTTTCTTCACTTTCTCTTTGTGCAGATTTAGCAGCCTTAGCAAAGGTTTTACCTCTTAACTTGTATTCCTTTCTTATATCATCAGGTATCTCCATTCTATCTGAGAATACATAATCATCATAAACTACTTCACCTTGCTCAACTAAGTTAGGAGCACCTTCTGGGTCAACTCCTATTTGTATTCCTTGATAAGGATTTTCTTCATGAGAACCCCCTTCATCAATAAATGTAACTCCATTAGTAAAGTCTCCACCTTGTGTATTCAACCATCCTCCAAAAGCATTCCAATTCCTTGCATTCTGTGCAAAAGTAGCTCTCTTTCTTGTAGTAGGGTTAGAACTATTCTTTCCTCTCCTAATACATGCTTCTGTTACTTTACCTCCACAGTACTCAGTAAACTTACCTCTGTTTTTCTTCTTGATATGAATACCACCACCATCCTTAGCTATATTAGCTGCTTGGACAGTTTGTTCAGGTTCTTGTTGGAACATTCCTTGTATTCCTTGTGTAAAGGATTGATTGAAATTGTTACCTACTACACTATCAAACAGACTTCCACCAAAAGCCTTTAGTGAAGGATATTTAGCAAGAACCTTTCTTCTTACACTCTCTTTACCATGCAATCCAGCTAATCTGAGTGCATCTCTTGCATCAGCTTTAGTTGGTATTGGGTAACTTCTGTGAGGTCCTGCAAAGTCTCCAGAAGGAACAGATGGATAAGGCTTTTTCTTAGAACCATAGTTTTTCTCTCTGGATAAGCCACCACCTTCTGCAAAAGCATTATATGTATTCATCTCTGGTAATGCTTGGAATGAATTAGGAAGAGAGGTCAATCTTTGTTTAGCAATTGCACTCATCTCTTGATTATTTAAGTACCTATTATCAAACTCATAGCCTGTTGCACCACTACCAAATTCAAGTGGACCACCATAAGCAGAGAAGTTTGCTAACATATTAAAGTCATTTTGTGTATCTATGTTATCAGCTCTTGTCTCAAAGGAAGTTAGTGCTCTCTCATTAGCTTCTTTAGCCTCTTTATTTAATTTTTTGGCTTTTCTCTTGGCTTTTCTATTACCACCAAGCCATCCACCAATAGCACTACCAAGACCTACTACACCACCTACAATAGCTCCAATAGGACCACCTACAGATGCTCCAGCAGCAGCTCCTTGACCAGCAGCTCCAATAGTATTAGTAATCCTCTGACCAGTACTTCCACCTCTGACATCTTTCCATGAATAGTCATCTTTCACTTTATTCCATGAACCCCATTCACTCATTAAATCATCATTAGATGAAGCACCTACTACCATATTCTTTTGAGCTTTATTCTGAGCTTCAATTCCACTGGTGTCTGCTATTTGTGCATTAGATATACCAGCCTGTGCTATACTACCAACAGCACCACCAATACTTCCTATAGAACTGCCAAGATTCTCCCCTTTAAAGGCATTTGAGAATTGTTCTGAGGGTTGCTGTCCCCAACTTTGACCCCCAGTGTCAAATATATTAGGAGGCATCTTGCCTCTTCTCTTAATTTTTTTCTTAGCCATAGTATAATTAATTTTGTTGCAAATGTATATAAAGTTATTGAATAAACAAAGCCTTTAATTAAAAAAGAAAGAGTCCACAAACTAAAATGTTTATGGACTCCTATTAATTATGCAAAATAGTGAATAATAGCATCATGGAACTCTGTTCTATATGTATTAGGAGTGTTCATTCCCAACTTAATATAAGCCCAAGTATTCCTTATCCTATCCCTGTTATTTACTATTGCTCTTGGTATATTAGCTCTCCATATCCTGAACTTCTTCTTTAATGGAGAAGGATGTCCAAGTAGATTAGTAAGAGGAGTAGTACCATGCTGATATTCATTCCATACATCAAGAGTATCAAAGGTTTTATTACTCATTAGGTTATCACCATCCCAACTATCAGCTCTAAACTCTACTGTATTGAATATCTTATCATTTGGTTCCTCAGCATTAGCTACAAAGGTAATACTGAATGGTTTATATTCACCAAAGAACATATTATAGTCTCCAGCAAACTGTTCCCATATCTTACCATTCTTAAAGGCATAGAAATCACTACTTACATTGAACATAGCAGGAACTCCTTCATAACTCATGAATGAAGTAAACTGGTTAATCAACTCTGAGTAACACAAGCAATGGTCTTTATAAGTAAAATACACATCATTATTATTCTTATCATAGAATGACCTATAGTTATTATAACCAACAGGTTCCCAGTTCACATGAACATTGTGAGTACTAATCCACTGTCTGAAACCTAACTTATCAGATAGACTGGTTATCTCTCCATTAAATAAGTATAGAGAGTTAGTCTCATTATCTATAAAGTATAGTCCAGAAGGAGATTCTGCAATAGACCATTTATTAGCACAGCCTATAGTATTACTTATATATCTCTTACCACTTACCTTTAATCCATTAGTAATCTCAATTGGCATACCATCAGAAGTTGGTATCTGTACTCTTGAGTTGAATAATATATTACTCAAACCTCTCCTTTGAAAACAGAATATCTCATTATTATAAGTATTAAGAGAAACTATCTCCCCCTTATCTCCATCTAAGTCAAGAGTTGTAGCTAAAGTGATATTAGTCCAAGTATCTATATCTTCACCTAATGACTTTTCTTTAGTAACAGTAATAGAATTAGGAAAATAGTTTATACTAAATCTTTCATAATCTATAGTTCTAAATGTAAAGAAATTATTCTTCTGTGAATATACTGGATTAAATAGATTAAAGTTAGTAGGACTTACAGCTAAATTATTAACCTGTCCCCTGTTCTTATCATATCTTCCATCAATATTAACTTTAGATTCACACATAAAAGATACTATATCTACAATACTATTTTGGTCTTCATTAGTATAAGCAAATGTTCTAAGACAATCATATCTTTGATAATAGGTATCACCTTCTGTATACTCAATATTTATAGAATCCCCTATTATAACTGAATCTCCTGATGGTAACCAAGTGTTGTTTAATATAGCCTCCTCAGTATCTCCTCCAAATCTATTAACTACATTATCTCTATATAATTCAGCTAACCAAAAGAAGGCTCTATTCTCATTTGTAAAATTAATACTGTCCTGATAAACAGCACCTTCTGGAGCTGTGGGATTCCAAAATGGCTTACTATTTGCTGATGGAGCAAGGTAACCATTATTATTATTCTTCATAGGAAGTATTAATTGTTTACCACTTTTAGTATAATTAAAAGCAAATACTAAATGAGGATTAGATTTATATTTCATACTAACAGGCTCAGTTCCATATTTATCTGCATCAGCTATTCTGGTTAACCAATCTTGTACTTGGTCAACTGATATAGTTTGACTTATAGCATTATTGAACAAGTCAGCAATCTTTCCATCAGTTATCCAATCCTTAGTAGTGTATATCAGATATCCATTTTTGTATATTTCAGAAATCTGTTCACTCCTATTAAATGTAAGAACTTTATCTATATTAGCATAATAATTTAAAGAACCTAAATTAGAATTAGCTTGTGCAGGGATTCTAACTAACCCCTCTGTCCAAGAATTAACAGGTGTTATACCTGTGTGATTTGCATCTCCAGAAATTTCAGCTTCCCACACACTTTGATTAGGTAGATAATTGTTCTGTGAAGCAAATTTAAGATTACTTATAATCTTTCTTTGTAATGCAGCAGCTCTTGTTCCCTCAGTAGGAACACCCATATTCATTAAAGAACCATTTCTATGCCAAGGATATACCATCCATAATCTTTCAAGTTTATCTTGTGGAGAAGGGTCTTGGAACTTAACATTATCTGACCAAAATAATCCAGCAGATAATTGTCTACCACCATAATAAGAGGTAGATATATTCATATTAGCCACCTTCCCCTTATAAAAACCAATTGCATAATTACCATAAGTAGGAGTGGAAGTAATAACACTTATATCAGATAAAGTATTAGTAAGATGAGTTGTACCAATTATCCTTAGTTTAAATTTCCCATTAGTAATATTCTGTAACCTATCATCAAATTCAACATCTGGAGAGTGCATAGTAACTATATTCTCATCTACTAAAAACTCAGAAGGAGAACCATCCACAAAATCTTTGGCATTAGTAGTACTTGGATTATAATAAGGAACAAGACCTAAAGAAGTTTGTATCTCCCATCTGGTAATTTCTGATAATGAAGCAGAACCTATAGGTTCATTATGTTGAAAGTAGGGAACTTCTCCAAATTCAGACAAGTGATTGGTTCCACTATACTCAGTTTTCCAAGTTTCAGTAGCTTGTTTGGGTCTACTAAACCATGAGGACTGTGCAAATGGAGAGTTATCTAACCTATCTTTATAGTTTGCTACAGTAGGACACAATATACCTTGACATAATATGTTTCTATCTTCTAATGTTGGAAACACTACTACACCTCTTGCATTTATATAACCTAAGTTCTTAATAGCTTGTATAGTTGTAGAATTACTTATTACAACCTTAAATCTTGGAATAAGTGTAATCCCATAAGTATCATATTGGGTATATTTGAATCTTTCAGTGCACTCATAGTCTCCTATAAATACTACTTCACTCCATTTACCTTTATTATCCTGAAATTGAATACCCAATCTATAAATTTCTCCCTTTTGGAATCCTTTTATTCTTGAATCATAATTTAAATCATAATTACTATTATACTGAGTATTAACATTCCATTCAGATTCTATAACATCATCTAATCCCCCTAATATAGTTGTAACAATAGAATCAGATTTAATTTGATTCTTTAACTCAGTGGAAATAAGACTTCTTTTTAATGTATAATTACCTAAGAATAATGTATTATCCTTCTGAGTCATAGTATATGGAGCTATTTCCTCTCCTCCAACATATAGTAGCAAAGTTGGGTCTACTATCTCCCCAGTAGTTCCAGTATCTACATAAAGTTTAGTATCAGTAGCTAAATCAGCTACTTTTCTAACAGTAGGAGTAGCATCTATAGATGTTCTATGTATTGAATATACTCTTATGAAATCATAGGAACTATCAAGTTCTGTAAAGTTAATTTGGAATGAACAACTTACAGTCTCTTCTGGAGAAGCCCCTCTGTCACTATAAGCAATATACAATAAAGGAGAAGTTCTAAATATATTTGTTTCTTTACCATACTTATTATAATAAGTAAAAGCATATTGAATTACTCCTTGACCAAAAGCACCACTTCCATTAACTTTAGAAACTTCTATTTTACTTGAAGTGTGTATAGTTCCTACAAAGTCAAAATCATCAGCATTATTATAATCATCCTTAGTTATATTGATAACTCTGGCTTGATTTAAACCATCTACCCAATAAACTTTCTGAATGTTATTATTCTCATATACACTAATACTCTCAATTGGATAGTCTGTACTAAAGTTCAGATTACCAGAGAATAGAAGTAATGTCTCAAAATAAGTACCCTTATTCTCAAGTCTGTAGATATTATCATTTGTACCTTTTGTAAAGAGGGTCACATAATTATTAAGCACATTCTGTCCAAGTAATACTCCATCAATAATTACAGGGTCTCCAGAAGGAGATTGTAATGGTATCTCCTTATTACCTCTTTCATTAGTAACTGACAAGAGAGTATTATTATCTCTTGCAGTTATTCTAATGTTCTGAGCATCAAAGGCATACTCTGGATTGAACTTAGAGACTGATAAGTCTCTCTGCATCCCTTTGAAAAAATGTTGTTCTTTCTTTAGTGCCATATTAATGTACTCTTATATATTCCTTGTCTCCTAAGTTCTTGAATCCTCTTCTGAACTCAGTTACTCTTGGAATAAGTTGATTCCACATATTAGTGATAGCTTCCATTTCTGATACAGAAGGAATCACAAATTCATTATTACATTGACCTGCCTTGAAAGCATACTCTTGTTGAGTATTATTTAGTACAGCAGGACTTATCTTACCCATATCAAAAAGGATAGTAAACCATTCTTTCTTGATGTATAGTTCCAGTGCTTTAAGGAAGATAGAGTTATCTGGAATTAAAGGAAGACCTTCATCATCCAACATAATAGCTTTATAACTAATATCCACCTTCTCATGTCTTATTGAAGTAAATATCACTCTACCTTGTGTCTTGAAAGAAGGCTCTCCTCTCTCATACCAATCTCCTTCCTTATGGTCATGAGTAGGATAGGCATTGAAATTATCAGTCATTGCCCTAAGTGCTATTCCATTCTTATGTAATCTGACCTGATTAATAGAGATTAAATCACAGGGAAGTTCACCTCTGTACTCCTTAATATCTATAGTTTCTATCTTATCAACATAGACATTAGGAAGTCCCATTGCACTAATAAAGTCCAATGTATATTGAATAGCTGTCTCAAGATTGAGGTCAGTAAGTAGTGGGTGTCTTAGTAATCTGTCAAGCACTACTCTTATATTTACATAGCTAACATTATTAACCATATCTTAATTTCCTTTCTAAGTAAGGAGCATCTATTAAACCCTCCTTTATTCTTTGTTTAAGTCTTATCTTTAAATCTTTATTGAATAAGAATTCATAATAAGATTTATTGTTATAAGTAGCTGACTCTCTATTGTAATATACCTTAAAGATTTCATTCTCTTCTACTCTAACTAATGTCTTATCTTTGAAAGCCTCTTCATCTTCATACCAGAGTTCAAGTGTCTTATCCCAGTCTATAGGAAGGTTAGTATGAATCTTTCCATCCATTCCTAACCTCACTCTCCTATTATACTTTCTTACCTCAATAGTACCCATTGATTTAGGAAGTCTGACATCATTACCCATTAATAATTCATCAACCAAAAGTAAGTTTATCTTTCTTATGATAGCAAAGTATTGTGACTCAGTAAGAACATATTCCTTACTATCAGGTTTATTCTTTCTGTAATACTTATATCCATCATATACACCCAATGAATTCCTTACTTTGTACTCTCTTGGTTGATTGAGCTTTCTTACCCTCCTTTTAAATTCTCCCAGTGTCTCCATCATCTCTTATTCAAATCATCCAAATCATCATGAGCATTATTATCTTCATCCTTAGGACTATACTCAGGACCTCTTAATTCTTTCACTACTAACTCTATAAGTGGAGGAACTAAAGCATCTTCTATTGGAAACTCCTTATCCTCTAACTTACATATTGCACCATCCTCTTCTGGACAAGCCATTTCTGATGCTTCTTTAGCATCCTCAAAGATTGCATTGAAACTTACCTTTTCAAGATGCAGGAATTGAGGATTCCATGACTTGAAGTACAGATACCCATCAGGAGCTTTTGAACAGTAGATTATATTTCTCAGGAACTTATTATAACCTACATATCTCATTCTATCTCTACTTATATAAGTAATCTCACCTTGATAGAAGTCCATAGGATATACTCTTGGATTACCTATCATCATAGTAGTAGGAACCTTATTCTTACTTCTTAAATAGGAGCTACCTTCACAAGGTTCTCCACTAATAGCTGGAACCTCAATAAGGTCTAAACATATACTCTGATAGTCACTATCTGGTATCTGTTTCTTTATGTCTGAATATCTCTGTTTCAGTAAGAATGACCTATACTTTACAAGCAGAAATATAACATGGTCTGGAGTGTAGTATGAATCATCAGAACTCAACTTAAGTTCATCCAATACCATATAGATTAACTCATTGTATGTCATATTATTAATTATTTAGTTATACTTTAAAACCCTTGCAAATATAGAATAAATTATCTACACTTACAAGGGTTTTACTATTTTTATATTCAGGGTATAAAGATTATGCTTCTACTCTAAAGTTATCATCCTCAGTACTTCTTAATATACTATCCTCTGTTATTCTTGGTACAAATGTTCTATTGTTAGAATGAACCAAAGTATCATAGCTCTCAAACATTGGAAAGTCTATCATACAAGTACTTCCTGCCAGACAGTATAGTGCATTGACTATATTCCTGTAATCATCTTGTGTTACATAATAAGACATTTCTCCTGCTAACATTTCTTCCATGAAGAAGAGAACTATTATCTTATCTACATCACTGTACTTCTTATATCCAAATTGAGATAGAGTAGTAAAGTATCTTGTGATGGCTTCCTCAGATATTTCAAGCATTTTATCCATAGCATCCACAATTAGAGGTTGGAGACTTGCAATTATTCTTTATGAAGAACTTATTCCAGTACTTGATAGCCTGTGGATAGTTTCCTGTTCTAACACAAAGTTCAATTGCCTTTAACTTAAGTATCATATCAATGAAACCCTTTGGTATATTACAATCACATTCTACTTCCTTTAGATACTTGAGAGTCTGTTTGTATATAGGTTGTAAATTAATTACAGTACCTAATATTTGGTCCTTATCAAATCCACATGGAGTATCAGTTGATGGAGTACCTTTAGACTTTACATACACAAAGAACATAGTACTGCAAGGAGAAACCTTTAAGTCTTGAATATTTAATTCAAGTCTTACATTCTTCATTTGTTGTGTACCATAAGTGAAACAGTATGATTCATCTTCCTCAACTCTTACTGGATTGCAATTACATTGCTCAGGAAGAGAATAGGTTAAATCATAGGCATCCTCTACATTATATACATAAAGAGGATTGTCACTTGGTCCATTCATCACAAAAGTATCTTGGGTATCAATGACTATACTATCTAATAGGACATCCTCAAAGTAGTCCTGATTATCTACAGATACATCTATAATAAGGAATCTGTTATCTTGTGTTATTCTTAATTCATTAAAATGTAGCATAGTTCATATTTTTAATTGATAAAAAAAAAGGAGCATAGTTAATTCTATGCCCCTTCTAATGCTATATCACTTAGGATAAAGTAGCAATTGTAAGCCCTGATGCAGTATTGATAGCATCAATTAGAGCATTCATTGCAGTGTGACTACCATCATTTACAGCAATCAGTGTAATAGTCTTTTCAGACTTCTGAACTGATTCATTGCTTCCTGTGTAGAAATAGTGAATATCCAGAGTATCATAGATTGCATCTGGGTCTGCCAGATAAGTAGTCTTGATGATATTAGGATAACCCATTCCTCTGTAGATGTCACCTCTTGCACCCATGCAGAAGTATTCAAGGTCTGCCATTAAGTGTCCATCAGGAACAGTCTTAGTAGGAGTAACCTTAGTTGCAACACCCCAAAGTCTTTCTTCACCATCAACAAGAATAGTCAAGAACTGAGGAGTAAAAGGAATAAATGCCTGAGGCATCATACCAAGAACCCATGGTTGTTCTGTTTCTTCAATGATGATTTGGTTATAGTCAGTTGCAGTTAGGTCTGATTCCTTAGTAGCTGATGTAACTGGAACATCTGTAGAAGCTGCTGCTGCACTGATAAGATAGATATTCACAAGAGGAGTAGATTCTGTCTTATTCTCAAGATTCTTAGCTAAAGAAATAGCCATCTTCTTGTAGAATTCTGATGCAGTCATTCCACTTCTTGCAATTACTTCACCATACTTGAAGTACTGGTCTTCTTCTGACAAACCAATGTATTGTCTGAAAGCCAATCTCAAGATATAATTCTGACCTGCTACGGGAGTTGCAGATACATCTGCATCAAGAGTAACTGAGTACCTAATCAGCTTATGAGCCAGAGCATCTGATGATGTAGCCTTTGCATACAATACATGCTTAAGGTCAATTTTATCACTTGATACAAGTCCAGCAGGAGACATGTACTGAAAGTACAAAGTAGTCTTAGCTGTGTCTGCCTTTGGGACAATATCACCAGCAGTTGTAAGGGCTGCTGTATTAGCTTTGAGAGCCTTTGCAACATATAGCTGTCTTACTTGATTAATAGAAATTACCATAATCTTTTTAGTTTAATTAAACATTTATAATTTATTCTTTATTTCCTGTTAGTTGAGTTTTACTTATTATGGCAAGCTGTACAGCTCTTTCAAGTATTGCTCTGTGTACTACAGGATTTAGTTCACATTCACTTTCAGTACTCACACCATTGATACTTAGTCCATCAGGTAAATCTACCAGTATAATAGGAGTGGGTTGAGAGATATATCTCATTAAATACTTGTCCACATTATACTTGCTGATTAACTCAGCTAAATCACTCTTTATATCAAGTCTTAGTACTCTGTCTTTACTTGGTCCTCTAAATGGATTATCCTTTGCTCTATATAAATCATCCTGTGGTAATGGAACCACACTTGCCTCTATACCATCCAAGCAACCTAATCTACTGTCCTTGAGGAATGCCACTTCATAAGTAATGAACCAAGTATCTTGTGGTATCTCAAAGAATACTGAGTCTTGTGATAGTCCCAACTTTCCTGTAACCTTAGTACTTGTTTCATAGGTCTCCACCAAATTGCTCAAATATCTTCTTATTTCTTCTGTCTGTTCAAAGGACTTACCATAAATAATATTCCTTCCAGAGTAGATGTCAATAATCAGTTGTTCCTGAGCATTAGTGAGAAATGTTGATTTCTCATATTCATCAAGGGTTATATTAGGAGTGATACCAAATGAGTTAAGTAAAGTACTGAATCCATCAGAAAATTCTTTATTAGTCATTATTCACTTCTTTGTCCTAATTCAACACTTGCCTGCAAATCTCCTTGGTAAGCTGCCTTAGCCAATTCAACTGCTCTCTGTAATATCTCACTATGAATAATTGGGTTAAGCTCACATTCTGAAACAGTGCTTACACCATTTATTGTGACATCACCATATTCAGAAGATAGATTAGTAGTGATAATTGGAGCAGGTCTTCTTATATATCTTACCTTGTAGTCTGTAATAGTTTCATTACTGTTCACTATTAGTTCTACAGAGATATTGTTTATAGAAGTAGTAATTATTCTCCATGCCTGATATTTAACTGGCTCTTTATAAGGTCTTGACATAAGCCTTGTATAATCAGAGTAACTGATTGGAACTATCTGTTTAGTTCCTGCATTAGTATCAACAGCCTCATTTATAACCAAGAATAAGTCAGCAGGTAAATCATATACCTTAGCTCTCTTATCAAAGGTGATAGTAGGAGCACTTGTATTAAGTACTCCTTCCCCTACCTTTATTAATTCTGAAAAATCTATTTGTCTTTTTGGTGAATCATCTAATCCTTTTCCATACTTATTACCTGCTGGTTCAAAATAGTTCTTAACTATCTCTTCTTGAGCCTTAGTAAGCAGTACAGACTTTTCATACTCATTTAACCCCGGAGCAGCATTGCTCATTATGTTGTTATAGAGTACATCAAATTCATTAGAAAATTCATTAACATTCATATCTTTATTCTTTTAGCTTTGCTTCCAGACTGAACTTCAATTCCTGTCTCTTAGGAGCACTTAAGAACTTAGCAGCTACACTCAAAGTAGGTTCTTCATTATCTCCACATAGAGGAGAGCCATCAGATTTCAGGTATAACATACCACCTCTGTTACTAATTAGACCTTCTTCAATAGCCTTCTTAATCAGAACTTTAGTATCAAGATACTGGTCTTCTGCAACTCTTAAGAAAAGTTTTGGGTCAGCTTGAATTAGCTTGTTAATCTTCTCATGTAAGAATTCAATCTTAGTTGTCTTAGCAAGAGGTCTACCATCAATGGTTTCAATGATTACTCTTAGCTTATCAGCATCATCTTGAATTTCACCAAACTTCATGTATGACTGCATTGTAGCATTCATTTCCTTCTTAGCAGTCTTAGCTTCCTCACCTTCCTGTACAATTACAAACTGATAAGTCATTTTAGGTCTGTCTTGCAGCTCTTGAAGAGAAGATGCAATATAGTCCTTGTTTGCTAAAAGGATTTTATATTTGATATAATCATCAGGGTCAGCCAAGTTCAAGAAATTATCTTGCTTAGTTAATCTCACTGTATAATTATCCCAGAAGTTATCTACCTTCTTATAGATAGATAGAGCATTATATTCAAGACCCATTATCTCTTCAAGATAGGCTTTCTCCTTATCAGTGAGAGCATTTACATACATACCAGAACTCAATCTTGGTAGAGTAAACCATCTTACTGCTGCTTCTGCCATACCTCCATATAGGATATGCTTAGGGTTTGAAACTAAACCAGTCTGCTTGGGAACAAACCTTACTATAACTCTTTCATTTCTTAGGCAGCTAATAGGTTCATCATTGTCCTCTATTACTGCTTGTTTCTTTGTTTTTCTTGTCTTTGGTTCTTCAAAGAGGTTATCCACATCAGGTATAACTGGTGTTTCCTTCATAATCTCTTCATCATCCAAAACCATCTTACTAACTTCTTTTGCCATATTACTTCTCCATTTAATATCTTAAAAAAGAAAAAGGAGAGGGAGAATTTCCCTCCCCTTTTATTTTATGCTTATCCTTGCAGAATTGCAGGGATTAATGACATAGTTCTTGTTGGGTCAAGCACACAAACACCCAAAGTAGCCATTCTGTGAATTACAGCAGAGTCCTCATCAAATGACATATAAGGATTACCCTTTTGTCCAGTGAAAGGATTTCTAATACCCCATTGGTATCCTCTGTACTCATTATCACCCTTAATCTTACACTTGAAGATATTAGGTTGGTCCATAGTACCAATATACCAGATGTCATATCTGTAAGAGAAAGCTACACCACCCATTGGGTGAAGAATCTTGTTTCTTACTGGGTCATCATAGAATGGGTCAACATCCAATCTCACCCTAACACCATTAGGAGCCTTGTATTCAACAAATTGGAAACCAGCACTAAGTGCATTGCTGTGAAGTCTTGACTGAACTTTCTCAACAACTCTTGTAGAGTTATTATCAAGTACAAATGTAGTCCAACCAGATACAGTCTTCAATACTTCCTTATGGAACTGAATAGCACCTCTTTCACCAGTCTTGATTACAAAGAGCCTATCATCCATTGCAAGTTTAGAAGCTGACAGTTCATACAGTGCATCTTCAAGTAACTTCAAGCTGAATGTATTGTAGTACATAGTATTAGCAACTTCTGTTTGTTCAAAGATACCAGCACCAGTCTTAATAGCATTACCTGATTTACCAAAGTTCATGTATTCACCATTCAGATTTCTGTTTGAAGTACCCCATGCCATAGCATTGTTCTTGTACTCATCAAATTGAAGTTCTACTTCCCAATCTACATAGTGCATCCACATGTTTGCAGTGTCCTTCACTTGCTTTCCACTTTCAAGATTTCTAACCATAGGAATACCCACAGCAAGTTTCTTGTTTAGCTTATTACCAGCTACCTTATGTTGGATTCTGATTGTAGTCCATTCATTTCTCATGCTTACAGGAGAAGTGAATCTAACATCACCAACCTTTCTTGAAAGTTCTTTTTCTACAGGAGCAAATTCAATAGAGAATCTTTCTCCTTGTTGCAGTCTCTCAGCAGGAACACCTTGAGTATTACCACCCATAAGTTCTACTTTGTACACTGCATTAGTACCTTCCATTCTTGCATCACCAAGGATTCTAAATGGATATACTTGGTTCAAGTTACCTACAATAACCTCACCATCTGCAAACCAATCTTCTGGGAATACCAGATAGAAAGGAGATGTACCAACTCCCACATTAGCTGCACCAGCAGCAACTACAACACCATTTTCATCTCTTGCTTCTACAAGAGGAATGTTTCTTCTTGAAGAACCAATAACATCCCAATAGTATTCATTATCATCTTCAAACTCTCTTGTAGGGAATGAATTAAGGAATGTATCCAAGCTCTTTCCTCTATAGAAAGCCAACAGTTGCACCATAAGGTTAGTTGCCTTCTGAGGTGCTTGTTGGAAGATAGCTCCAAGGTGGTTGTCACTTGTCAGACCCTTCCAGTGTTGGAAGCCTAACATTTGAAATTTACCTAATTTACCAGCCATAATCTGTTAATTATTTTTGTTAGTTAATATGTTTTTAGACATCAAGGTCCCAGCCCTTTCCAATATAAGACTCAGTATCTTCCTCAACTCCTCCAACATATCTTGGATTACCTGATGAATTTCTTGCAGTACTACTGAGTTTATGTTCTAATTCTCTAAGACTTTGCTTGACTTCTTTCTTTACTTTACCTTTTACAAGACCATCAATATTCTTGAAGCCATCAGTCATAGTGAACAATACAGACAGATACTTTCTAAACTCAACTGGATTATCCATTTCATATTTCTGAATGGCAGTCAAATATTCTCCATCTTCTGTTTTAAAGACAGGCTTAGTAATATTCTCAAATGCTTTTTGTCTTGTAGTCTTATCAAGTGTAATACCTGTAAATACTTCCTTGTCCTCAAGCATTGATTTCTTTAATTGTGCAGCCTCTTCTTTAATTTTCCTTTGTTCTTCTTTTGCCTCTTCTTGAGCTTCCTTGATTAGGTCTTGATATTGAGTGCTAAAGTATTCTCTGTTACTTTCCAATGCCTCTTTTGCATCTTCAATATCTGTGCCAGCATTGAAAGATTTCTCAACCTCTCTCTTAGCTCTGGCTTCACTATAACCTCTGTTCCTAAAGTCCTGATAGATTAAGTTCTTTCTCAATCTTTCACCCTTTTCAGTTTCATCAGTTATGTATTCCTCCTTGATTGCATCCAAATTAGCAAGGGTTTGTTCATACCTTCTTACTTCATCTGGTTCTACATCAGCTTGTAATGCAGCATCAATTCTCCTTTGTCTTTCATCCAATCTTGCTTGAACAGTCTTTTCAACTGCTTCTGCAAAATCTTCTGGAGTCTTGATACTCTCTAATGTATCATCATCAAGGTCAGGGAAGATACCTTCTTCTTTCAAGGCACTGGCAATGGAAGAGTAGAAGTTAGTTTTGGGAGAAGTACCTTTGTCCTTTTCAGATTGGGTATCTTCCTCTTCTTCTTGATTATCTTTTCCACTACCTACGCTCTCTGGATTATCAAATAAATCATCAGGATTTATCTCTTCTTCCTCAGTAGTTTTTTCAATTTCTTTTTCTTCTTTCTCCTTTGGGGCAGGTGGAGTTACCTGTGTTTCTTCTTCACCCCCATCATCAGAAAATAGATTCTCTACATCTATTTCATCCCCTGTCATAATGAGGTCTTCACTTAATTCTCCTATCATATTTCTACTCCTTTAGTTATTAAACTGATGCAAAAATAGTAGGAGTTTATGACTTCTACAACATAGTAAATAAGACTCTTACAACTCTATAAATAAATTACTTATTTACTGCCAAAAGATAAGGGTATAGTAATAATACTACACCCTTCCCATTTCTACTTCTTTGTAGGTTTCTTTCCACCT